GACAGCGAAGCCGGTGTAGCCCTTGTCGTTCATTGCCCAGCCAAAGCTCGGCAACGGTTCATTGCGGAGCTGGCACGCGGCCAGCAGTTCATCGATCCAGGCCAAGATCAAATCCACAAATGGTTTGAAAGTGAACATCTGAAGATGGACGCCATGCTGCTCGAACAGCTCACGCCCACTGCGATAGTTTGGCTCGTCAGCATAGACCACGACCCTTTTCGTCGTGCGGTCTGACCGGGTGAAGGTAAAGGTCAGCCGTAAACGATCCCCAACTTCTTCGAGGATCGGGTCGCTGATATCGCCCTGCACGACGCGCCGCCATTCCTCGTCGACCAGGCGCTCCAGCCAGCCGTTGTTGCGGCGGAACTTCGCCGGCAGGTTGTTGGGGTTATAGGGACCCGCCCTGAGTCCTAGCTGATAGGGCGAGGTTATCTTGCCGTTATGCGGGCACGCGGCGCATACGGCGGGCCGCTCGGCCTCGAACGTCGCGCACAGCGTCGCGCCAAAACCCTTGGCCTTGTGCTCGGCCTCGATCCGGTCGAACTCCTTATCGGTGTCGGCGGTATCGTATTTGGGATGGTCCTTGCCGACCGCGTGGCTCCAGTCGCGTCCGTTCTCGCAGAAGAAGGCGAGCGTCATCAGCGCGTGCCAGAGCTGGCGTCCGTCCTGTGCACCGCCCTCGATCAGCGACTGGCGGGCCTGCCCGCAGTGCTGCGCGATCATGGAGAAGTCGCGCGGCTGCGCGCTGATCCCGGCCCTGGCGTTCGCCGCCATCGAGCCCGGCCTGGTTGGTCCCTTGGCCGGTGTCGCGGTGAGGCGGCTACTACCGTAGTGGTTGAGCCTTTGCAGTGCCGACAACAACTCGGCGTTGAGGTAGTCATCAAACATTTAGACCACCAAATAGCAGGGCACTGAGGCGCTTTTATCCTTGTAGTTGAAGGTTTCGATCGGGCGCAGGATGCGCGCGCTATCGGCGACGATCGACGTGTCGCCCTTGGCGCCGTGCGCGATCAGCGCGCCCTTAAGTGCTTCGGCATGGGGTTGCCAGGTCGCTCGATCAATAGCGTCAGCAAAAGTCCAGTAAAGATGAATGCCGTAGCCCGACCGCACCCACACATTAGGCAAGGGTACGCCGCTCGACCGGCTAAAGTCCTGCGTCCAGCGCACTACGTCGTTAACGCTGGCAAAGACTTTGCTCGGGTCCTTGCCGTCACCGGGGCGCTTAATATCAGCGTCGAACCAGAATGTTTTTAGACGGTCGACGTTTGCCTGTGTGCGGGCGCCTATGTAGTATTGCTTCTGGGTTTTATTATTGGTACGAAGCGACGCGGTTTTGTAACTCGCTGGCGAGTACCATGTATCCATCTGGGCTACGTCTGAGGCCCAATGAATGAATGACGCCGCCTCGGCGACGTTGGCACGAGGGAAGAAGCGATGGCTTAGCCCCTTATCCCCTTTGAACGCCACCGCCAGGAAATTACCCGGCGCTACCATACGGTCAAGAAAAGCTTCCAGGCTCATAGCACGGGCCTCGGAGGTTAAAAGGGGGAGCGGGTGGCACCGCTCCCCCTCAGTTTCAGAGGCTAGCCTGCGACATCATCCAGCAGATCGCTGATCGCCGACTCCAGATCGGGCGGCGCGGCGGCAGGCGCCTGGGTTGCGGAAGCGACCCGGCGCCCACGCCCGTTCGCCTTGGGTGCGACAGCCGCACCTGCAAGGGCAGCGCCCGGCGCGGCTACTGTACCTTGGGCGGCTTGGGCCACGACGGCGCTTCCGGTCGATGGTCGGGTTGCAGCGGCGAAGGGGTTCACTACCGTAGTGCGAGCAGCCTGTTGTGGCTCCGGTGCGGGTTCCGGCTCCGGTTCCGGTTCCGGTTCCGGTTCCGGTTCCGGTTCCGGCGGCGGTGGTTCCTGCGGGCCGGGCGGCTCTTGGACCGGTGAACCGCCCGCGCGTATCGGCGTGACGGTGGCGGTACGCATTGCCGCCGGCGGCTTGCCTGCGATCTCAGCGCCCGCCGCCGGAGCGGGAGCCTGTTCGATAGGCCCCGCGTCGAGCAGCATGCGTTCGATGAGCGGGTTCTCGATAACCTCGACCACCATCTGCGCCTGCTCGTCGCTGAGAAAGCCGATCGCTTGGAAGGTGATTTTTGGATACGCCACGTTATAATCGAACCCCAGCTTAGTTCCCACCCACGGCAGATCGGCGCCCTTGCGAACGAGCAGGTCGGCGTAGTTGGCGAGGTTGGGAAGGCTGGTCGGTGGGATGCGCAGCAGCATCGGCCCGCCAAGGCTTTCGTTCATGATGTCGAGCATGGGCACGACGGCGATGCGCCGGCTATCCTGGCACTCCTTGGCGCGCTTGCCGGCGTCGGTAATGCGTGAGCCCCACTGGTTGTGCGGGCAGTTGCCACAGGTCGGGCTCTGCTTCTTTGGCGCGGCGGCGTCGGGGGTGACGCCATCCAGACTAAAACAATCGGGCGCGCTGTCGTCGCCCTCGACATAGGCTTTGACATAGTAGATTTTTGATACCGACGGCGCGACACCGACGATCACTACCTCCAGCTCGGGGATCGGCATCCCCTTTGCGTCACGTAGCAGTGTTTCCTCACCGCGATACTTCAGCCGCCAGTTGCGGCCCTTGTAGCCCAAGACAGCGAACGAGGCTTGCACCCCGGCACGGGCGTTGTCCAACATGCCTGATAACTTGCGACCAGAGAACGCGGCGGGGACGGCTCCGCTGTCAATGGGGACGAGCGACATGAGGTTGTCTCCATAGGGGGCTAGAGTACGAACCTCATATTATAAGACCTAAGATGCGCGGACACGCAAGACCACAGCCTGAGAAATCTTCACCCCCGGAATTGACTTCTTCGTCTGCTCCATGACTTCGAGCACCGCGTTCTTTGCCACTCGTGCCTCAAGTAAATCCCACAATCTCTGGTCGCGAATAAAGTCTAGCGTCTGCGACCAATCATCTACTGTTACGGATGTCGCCGTTTGCTTGTAGGCGGTGCCCCGAGGTGCGTTAATCGCGTCGAGCTTGGTCGAGTTGAGGTGGCGCAGCAGCTCGGCCTCCAGGGTCTGCATCAGGTTGATGTAGGGGGTGATCTCGTCGATGTGCTTGCCCTTGATCTCCGCCAGCTTGTTGCGCAGCGCGATGTATTTCTCGATCATCTGAGCCGGGGTCATTCTTCACCTCCCTTTACCGCCACATCCGCCGCGTGCTGCTCGGCCTTGGCTTCGGCCAGGGCAGCGGCAAGCCCCTGGATTTTGCCGTGGACCGTTGGCTGGGGGTCGATGTGTGTATACCAAGCCTTTGCGGCGGTGCTCAGGTCGCTCGCTGGGGCCGGGGTGACGAGGTGTGTCGATCGACGCAACGCCTTGTCCATAATTCGCTGCTCGCCGGGCGTCATGTGATACGTCTCGGCTGGCGGGGTCGAGGCGTACTGCTCGGCCGGGTCGGGCGGCTCGCGCCGCACGATGACCACCGTATCGGTGCCGCTGAGTTTCCTGACCAACGCGGTCAGCGTGGGGTCGCCACGCCTGACCGGCACGATGGCGATCAGCGCGGCGATCAGCCGCTTGCGCTCCTCGTCGGTGAGCCGATGATCACTCACCGTCGCACGATGTCCATATTCGCCAGCAACTGACCGCGCAACGGCACGCGTTTATTAATTGCCCGCAGCAACCCTTGCGCGCAGGCGCGGTCGCCAGCATTGTGTTCGATCAGAGTGATCGCGCGGATACTGTCGAGGATATCGTCGAGACCGATATCGACGATGCGCTTGCGCCAGCGCGGATCGCTGAGTGAGCCGTTAGTGACTCGGCGCTCTAGCCCGTGCATCGCACGGAACAGTCGCCCTGGCATGATACGCCCCTGACATACCTCGGCCATGATCGGAAACACCCGCTCCATCGCGGCGCGATTTGCCTGGAGGCAACGCATAAAATCAGAGACACAGGAGACTGTGGTTGGGCTGGCGGGCGCCTTAATCTCGCGTGAAAATTGTCCCGCCAACTTGTGCGCGACGACCGCGTTGGGGTCGCCGGTCACGAGCAGCGCCTTAAACTGATCGGCAAGCGACGGCAGCCGCCGCTCTGAGTTCGCCGCGAGGAAACCAATAGCTTCGTCGCGCACGTTGTCCAGCTCGAAGCATAGGCAGGGCAGTTTGTTGATCGAGGATATGTGTTTCGCAGCTTCCCAACGATGTTGACCGTCGACGATAAACCACGTCACGCCGCCGTCGCGAGTCGAGACCTCGATCACGCCGCACGCCACCCACGACCAGTTACCCATGATGCGCCTGATCAGCCGATCGTTAACCTTGCGCTGATAGATGTTGTCGACGCCCAGGCTCGACTTAGGGATCATGCGGAAGGTGCCGGGTTCGTTTTTCAGCGGCACCCAATTGCGTCGACGTTGGTCGCCGCTTTTGTTGGGACCGCTGGGGATGAGCACGGTCTCCGGTCGGGTCAATAATTGTACGCTGTCTGACATCCGATTTCCTCCCGTCAGAACTCCAGCTCCTGTTGGCGAAACAATTCCAGGAGCATCCCCTGGAATGTACCACGTTCTTGTAGTCTCTTGTAAGCCAGACGCTCGACCGGAGAGCCCACTAAATGGGCAACTATTGTTTTTGATGTTTGCCCTGGTCTGATAATTCTCGCATTGGCCTGCTCGTATGTTTCGTAATTATTTACTGGCCCGAACCAAACAATCATGTTGGCGGCGGTCAGCGTCAGCCCGTGCGACATACAAGCGGGATGGGCGACAATAGTATGAGGCTTATATTCTTCTTGGAATGAGCGAAAGATTTTGTTGCGAGCGCCGATCGGAGTTTGTCCATGCACAACCGCGATCGACGTATGCTTTTGCAGAAAGGCAGCGACGCCTTCGAGCGCGTGCAGAAAGGGCACAAAGACGATGACCTTGCGGCTGGTCTGCTCGACCAGCTCACGGAGCTGCTCCAAGCGATTGGCGTTGGGCAGGGCGACGGTGCCGCGCTTGTCGGTATAGATGTAGCCGAGGGAGACCTGTAAAAGTTTAGATTGCAGCACTCCCTCATTGACGGCGGTCACGCTCTCGCCGTTCTTGGTGATCACCGCCATCTTGTCGAACAGCATCTTGTAGGCGGCGCGCGTCGGCGCCTCTAACTCGATCCGATAGGTTTGGTACGAGGTTGCAGGGAGTTCCGTCACATCCGAGAGCGCGAAGCGCACGCTCGGCTGCATGGTCTCCTGCACAATCTCCTGGGCCTGGGGCCGGTTAACCCATTTGAACCCAGTGATCTGCCGCATCGTCATGTCTTTGAAGCGGGTCAGCGAGACGGTCGTGCGGTCGGGCGTCAGCAGCATGGTCTGCGCCCAGGCGTCGGTCGCCGCCTTGGGCGTCGGCGAGCCGGTCAGGCCCCACACATACTGCATACCCGCACTGGTGCGGATGATCGCGTTGGCTGCCTTCCACAGGTCGGTTGATTTATTACGAAAGATCGCCAGCTCGTCGATGACGAAGATATCAAACCCGCGCTTAATCAGTGCGTCGCGCAGCAACGACAGCCCATGGTGATTGACGATGTAGTAATCGGCGTCTTTTGCTAAACGCTCAAGACGCTGGCGCTTGTCGCCGTACAGCACCTGAACTCTGGCTAATGGCAAGAGCCTAAAGAGTTCAGCTTCCCAAACGGGGGTAAGCGTCGACAAAGGTGCGGTGATTAATACGCGGCCAACTTTGGCCGCTTGGCGCAGGTAGTCCGCCGCCCATATGACCGATCTAGTTTTCCCCGTTCCAAACTCATTTAAGACATACGCTCTAGGGCTCTCCGTCAGCAACGCCGACGTGACCTTTTGCGTCTCCCACGGCTTCTGCCCGCCGGCCCAGCGATAGCGCGTAAAGATCGGCGCCGGGACCGGCACACCCAGGTTCCGCGCAACCTTGGCTTCGGCGTGCCCGTTGGGCACCAGCAGCATCTTCTGCCCCTGGTAGTCGATCGAACGTGCTTGCGGCATGATGTTGGCAAGGTCGGCCCGCCACGGCACGACGATGTGGTTGGTGTCAGCAGTCACATACATAGAGTTTCTTCAAATCCTCTCTCGACATAGGTAACCTCCGCATCGGCCACACAACACGCGGCTCGATGATTTCAATAACTTCACCACTGAACGAAAGCTGTAGTTCACCACTCCCTAGCTCGATGACATAGAAAGGCTCGCCTTCGCTGTCACTACTGTAGTGAGCCATCGGTCTAGTTCTCCCATACCGTCGGGTCCGTCGATGATAAAGACCCGTGCACCGGCAAGCTCCATTGCCTCGATGGTTGTCTCCTGTCGTGGTGTCGGCACCTTGCCCCGGCGCTTTGCCTCGATCGCGAAGAACATCCCGCAGCAGCAGCCGATATAGTCGAGCGCGCTGCGACCATAACCGCCGGGCACCGGCATATAGTCGTAGACATGCGGCTCGTGGCGGCGCAGCACCGCCCTGATCCCAGCCTTGACCTTGGCTTCAGGAGTCATAACGCCACACACAGATGGGCGATGAACAGCTCGGGCACCCTCGCACATGCCCACTTGCCGTTGGGTAGTGTCATCGGTTCGAGCGTCACGTCAAACGCGCGCCCGTCCTCGGTCATAAAGGTCGCCTTGGTCGCGAGGAAATAGGGATCGGTGATCAGCGTCACCATGACCCGGCGCGCGACACCCTCGGGGAGCTGATCGCGGATCGCCAGGAACAACGGGCTGCGCAGCAGCCTGCTCTCCCCAATCGAGCGGAACGGCGTGCTAGGGAACGCCGGGCGCGGCGCGAAGTTGTGGTTGGATAAGTCAGTCATCACGGGCACCCATATTTAAAGTAACGCTTATTAAGTGTGACGCAAAACCTGCGGCGATAACTAATCTACCTTCCGGTTTACAATCGTAAATTCTGTCGGTTAGAAATATACCGATAACCCTTAGCATTTCTCCGTTATTGAGATCGGCTACAGCTTCATCGACGCGGCGAACATACTCGCGGCGTTCTTCTTCCGTTAATTTAATTTCACTCATCGCGTTCCCCTCCCATGGTAGGGGCAGCTCACCACCGCGCAGTAGCGCTTGCACAAGCCGCCCGGTTTGGGCGGAAACTCCTGGGTCTCGACCGCCATACGCAGGTTGGCGACGCGTGGCAGAACCTCCGACCATATTTCAGGTAAATCTTCCCGTACAAACTCCGCCCGCTCGGCATGGTCGTGGTTCATAAACAGCAGCCGCGCCTTGACCCGCTGCACCCGCCGGTCGTAGTGCATGACGGTCGCGCTCATAAGCTGGAGCTGCGTCACGTCCGGCCCCGGCTTGCCGGTCTTGTAGTCGATGACCGCCGCGACGCCGCTGTTGATATTGCAGAAGTCGACGACCGTCCTGAACCACACACCCTTGCCAAAGAAGTCGACCGGCTTGTACTCGGCGGTCAGCGCCAGCTTCTGCTCGGCATAGATTTCACCGGGCAGCGCGGCGAGTTTCTGCATGATGGGCTCGTGCTGAAGCAAGGGCAGGGGCAACGCCTGGCCTTTGCGGATGCGCAGCTCGAACGCCTTGTGCGCGTCGTGACCGTCGGCGACCTGAACAGTTTCAGGTTCGCCGATATCTTTCGCGATGTCGTAGTGCCAATGCCGGCGCGGGCAGGTCTCGAAGTTCTTGAGCCGGGAGTAGGACCATGTGAACGCCATGTTTCAGGTCCCGATTTCTACATAGGGGAGTTGCCGTTCACGGAACCGCGAGCCGGGGACTAGCTTACCGGCGGCGATCCTGGCCTCGTGGCGATCCCGACGTTCCTTAATGGTCGCCGGGTCTACTTTGCGCGGCTCACAAAACCCGACAAAGTGGACCGGACCCATCGGGCATTTGACCGGAGGCCAAAAATGCTTGCCGTCGTGATCAAAGGCGTCGATCCGGCGGGCGTACTTAGGTGCGAGCGGCGCAACAAACATACACCATTGACCATTGATTTTTTCTGACCAATGAAAGTTGCCCTTATAGGTATGAGGGTGACGGATCGTCCGGCCCAAATGCGTAGCAAACGCGCGCACGAGGTTGGTGTTGATACAGTGCCCTTCGTCACCGCGTTTGCACGTTTCGTAAGCGCGCTCAATCAGCGCTCTCGGCAGGTCCGCCTTGCGCGCCCAAGGAACTTTCACGACTGGTGTCGTTAGGGGTGTAGTAGGCTGCATCGGGGAGTCTCCCTGTTGAGTTAAACACCAACATCCTTGCCTGCGCCTGGCTGGTTTTTGTCCAGCCTAAATATTGTTGATACCACCTATCCATTTCGTGCCGGTTCGGTTCATGTGGCTGCCAGCCGGATCGGCGCCTCAGCTTAGCTGGCGGCGTCTGCCCGACTGTCAGCGGTTTAGCTGATGCCGTTTGCCGATAAACGGCATCACGTTCTCGCTTCTTCTCGTATCCCTGAGGGTCGAGGGTTCGCGAAATCGTCGCCTGGCTAATCCCAGTAACGATCGCGGCCTTACGCTGCGACCCCTCGATCCGCACGATCCCACGCAAGAACGCGGCTTCCTGTCGCCGCCGGCGATCACGCTCGGCGAGCCACTCAGACGCCTCTTGATCCGCTGCGGCGATCTTCTCACGGACAGCTGTGAGAGCGCGCTTTAGTGTGTCGACGTTCATATACGAACCCCCCTCAGTGTGTTGTTGACCCGACCTTGGTTCACGCCGACACGCGTACCGATGACGTGCTGTGGCAAGTCTGGATCGACAGCGCGCCAGAGCCTGATCTGGCGCTTGACCGCAGGCGACATGGGCACGGATTGCTTGCGACAAATGTGCGCCGGCTTGCGGTTATACATATGCCGTTCGAGCGCTCGCAGCGCGGCGACATGCGCTATCAGATGCGGCGCGTCGCGCTCGATCCGGTCAGCAATGACGGTGAGAAAGGCGCGCTGCTTAGCCTTTGTGGTTGGTGGATTACACCAGCTCATGCGTTCACCCTCCGCTCGGCGTCGTGTAGCGTCACGCCCCAGCCGCCCTCGCTGGCGAGCGGCAGTCCTTGTGCCCAGGAAGGCACAAGGGCGAACTCGCGCTCTAGCTCGGTGTCCATATCCTCGGCCTCGCTGACGGGTACGCAGTAGTCGAGGCTGTCATGGGTCGAGAGGAACGGGCAGTAGCCGGTGGTGTGGTGAACACGCACGGCGATGTCGGTGACGATGATGCGCGCCAGTGCCTGGCTGACATTCTCCAGCGTCTTGGCGCCGTAGATTTTCTGCGTCCCGCCGTAGGGGTCGTTGTAACAAACCTCCAGTTTCATGGCACTACGGTAGTGACGGATGTTGGGATAGGCGATCTTCAACCCGTTGGGCAGCACGATGCTGTCGTGGTCCGCTGCGATTGGCAGCCGGCGCAGGATGGCATGCGCCGTCGCCAGTGTCACGGCACCGTGCATCGATCGCGTCTCGATAATCTCGGCGAGTAGCACGCCCATAGCGTTCCACAGCTCGGGTATCTCAGGGTGTTGGTCACGGTAGATGCGAACGATGCGCACCGACTCGTCCAGCTCGATCCGGTAACTGATCCCGCCGTTGCCGATAAACAGCATGTGGCGGAACCGCACCGCACCGGCGCCGTAGCTCAGTGAAAGGATCGCGGTCTTACCGACAAAGCCTTCCTTGATGTCACCGGCGCCACCCTTTTCCACGGGTGTACGGTCGATAGGCCGGTGGTAGATCACCGACGCAAACTCGGAATAGATGTCGCGCCCCTCGGCGAACGCGTTGAGCAGCGCCCAGCACCCAGCCAGCCACGCGACCATCCGCGCCTCGATCTGGCTGGCGTCGCGATGCACGACGCGCATGCCATCCGGTGCCCGGATGGCCTTACGAATGGTCGAGCCGCGCACGAGGTTCTGCCAATTCGTACCCCCATCTCCACTGAGACGGTGGGTACGCGCGCCCGAATATTTCAGGGGCACCACGCCCCAACCTACCCCTTGGGTAGGCCACGCGGTACGCGACAAGCGGAGCAGGTGGCGCGTGCGGGTTTCCTCGATGGTAGATTTGATCGAGAGGCGCGCAGCCAGCAGCGCCTGGACAAACAGCGGCTGCGTGTCGTCGACGCACAGCTCTTTAAAGGCCCAGTCATTTTTGGCGACCGCAGGAATAAACTCGTTGGTCGTCGGTGACCGCTTGAGCGGGACGACAACCCCACGATCTTCAAGCAACTTGGCAAATTTGGCGTTGGAGCTAAATACGCTTTTGTCGATGGTTGCCTCGACCTCAGCCAGGATCGCCGCTTTCTCCGCCTGAACTTCGTTTAGATGGTCTTGCAGGATATCCTCGTCCAACAAAACTTGAGGGAGAATAAACATGCGCAGTACGAGATCGATCAGCCGCAGCTCGACGGCGGAGAAGCACGGTCGCATGCGCTGGAAAATTTCGTAGCAGTTATCATTATCCCTGATGCAATACGCCTCGTAGGCGCGCAGCTCTTCAGGCGTGAAGTCCGCGAGCCGCTTGCCGATCGCGCGCACGACTTCATCCCCCTTCGGAGGAAGTCCAAGGTAATCGGAGACAGCGCGCAGGGACGAGCGCCCCAGGTTCCAATGGGTGGTGGCGCGAGCCATCGACAAGGTATCGAGGTAAAGCGAGGGGATGTAGCCAAAGCGCCAGGCCAGGATCGCGCCGTCGAAGCGTGTGTTGTGGCTGAGCCACGCCGCTGTTGACCAGTCGATCTCAGCCAGCGCGGCGGCGATGGCGTCGCTCCCAACATAAATTTGGGAGCGACCGGACCCCAGCTTGAGCGACAGCATAATCGCTTCAAAGCGATCATCGAGGATGTACTCAACCTCGGTGAGCTTTGACAGCGAGTATTCGCGGTCGTAGAACGTTTCAAAGTCGCCGCTGATGATCATCGGCGGACCTGCATAATATGGTTGTTATATTATCAGCTCGGCTCGACCTTCCAGTCAACCACGCTCGCCCTGACCAGCGCGTTTTTCTCCTCGGGCACGCTGAGCATCTGTGCCTCGGCGAGCAGCCCGCCGACGATCTCCAGCTTGCGCATGTTGTCGAGATACCAGTCATAGGTCTCGCCGGAGCGCGGCCAGTCATACTCGCTGCGCTTGATCGATGTGAGGTTGCGCGCCCGCGTCGGCCAGGGGTCTCCCATCTCAATCAGGACGATGGTGAACTCGGGCCAGCGGGTGTGCAGCGAGGCGATGCTGTCGCCGCAATGGTGATCGACAAAGGCGTCGGTCAACGCCTTCGCGGTCTTGAAGATGCGGCGCTGCCGCGTCGCCGCGTTGAGCCACTCGACAAAGGCTTGCCGCTTGTCGTCGTCGAGCGTGTCGAGATCGAAGAACAGCGGGTCCGTGTGGAGCATGGGGAAGCGCGACGAACTTATAAAGTTTACCTTGGCCGGCAGCTTTACGTCCTCGTCGGCACGGACCCACGGCTGTAGGCTGTGCGCCATCGGCACATAGAACTGGCGATGGCGCAGCAGCATCCACGCCGCGCGTTCTTCCTCCTGCGTGATTGCGTTGATCACGTCGTCGACATCGAGCGGGCAGAACGCCTCGTGCAGCTCGACCGCCCGTAGCAGCAAGCTCTCGGCCTTGTGTCTAAGCTCGCTCCGAAAAGTATCACGCAGCGGGTAATTACTTTTGATCACCGTCGATGGTTTGCGTCGTGGCATCTTTTGGCTCCATGGTCTGGTTGCCCCGGTGAACCGTGAAGTAAACCGGGTGATTGGGGTGAAACTCTAGGTAACAGGTGTAATATCCTTGCATGCCGTCGAGCGACATGCCTTCGTTCTCGACGCGGGCAAGCCCGCCGGCGGCACGATTTGCGATCTCTTGTGCGAACACCTCCGCTGCTTGTGACATCCACTGCTTCACCACTACCGTAGTGTCATCGTCGCGAGTAAACTCCCACCAAGGCGCTTCGCTATGGTCATACACTCCTGGGGTTAGGGTCATTGTCACCTCCCTTATACCTTCACTCTCACCGTTTCGCCGAACGGCCCCTTGATGTCGGTGGTGGCGCACCAAATTACGGGATAATTTGGTTCCTTAGGAAAAGGCCCCATCATGTCAGTCAGATACACGAGTGTATCTGGCTGGATGCGCTCGCGCTCAAGGTAAGCAAAGGGTGGTATAAAACTTGTTCCGCCGCCACCAGGAGCTTCGCGTAGATGAAGGAGTTCATCTAGCGAGCGCGCTTCCTCGACGCGCTTGATCTGCTCGTCGCACCAGATGATTTGGACCTTCTTAGGTCTACAATCGGCCAGGATCGACGCGGCCTCGGAGAAGAACACGGTTAATTCATCATCTCCAATACTGCCAGAGTTATCGATGACGACGGTGATCAGCTCCGCGCCATGCCCCTGGCGGCTGGGCATGTAGACCATCGGGTTGAGCACCAGGCGCCGACGGTTGGGACGATCCCAATTCTCGCGCCGCGCGCCGATTTTCCCTGTAATCCTGAGGCGTAATTCATCCTTCCAATAAATCTGAGGTTCGATAATTTCTCTTACTATCCTCTGTAAGTTGCCGGGCATCTTACCCACCCGCTTCGCAGCGGCTTCGCTGCGCGAAACCGCTTCGCGGAACTCCATCTCGCTGGGCAAATCCTCCTTGCCCGACGCTGCGTCGCGGTGGGGTTCGAGCACCTCGTCAAAGCGCCCACCGGCGGCTTGCGCCGTCTGGTCGTGACCAGCCTTTTGCCCGGTTGTCTGCCCACGCGTTTTAGGTGGTGGCATTTGTTGCTGCCCACTACCGGTAGTTGGCCCCGGCTGTTGTTGACCGTCGCTGCCACCGCCTTGGCCCTGGCCTTGTTGGGGTCGTTGCGGCGGGGGCGGGGGGAGCTTTTTGTAGAGCTTGACGTAGACATCCTCGGCCATCTCGCTAGCCTTGATGGCGGCGTCGTAGAGCCAGGCCGGGTTGCAGGTGCCGATCGCGCTGTCCACAAGGTCCGCGTTGATGACGTAATCCATCGCGCAGTTCATCAGGTCGCGGATAAAGGGCAGCCCCTTCACCGTACCTTGCGCCATGTAATACGCCATTTTGATCGGGTCCTTGTAGATGACGTGATAGGTCTCGTGGGCGAAGGCGAAACAGCGCTCCATGGGTTTGAGCGTCATCATGTAGGACGGATTGTAGAACAGCCGCCGGCCATCGGTCGCCGCCGTCTCCACTTCCAGCGTCGGGTATTCCTCCATCTGGTCGTTGAAGAAATAGGCAAAGAACGGACAGAAATTCATAAAGGCAACCATGCCTTCGTCCATGGCTTTGCGCTGTTGATAGTCAAGTTTTGCTCGTGTCGGTAACATCGATTTGCTCCATACTCCAAAGGTGGTTGAAAACGTCCTGGGCGTCGTTGGCTTGTAGCGCGAGGTTCATGCGGTTCATCGCGGTGACCACGCGCTCACAAGCGGCGTAAACCTCGATCGCCAGCTCGTTCTTGTGGGGCAGCCAGGGACTCATGTAGAGCACCCGCCCGACCGACTGAGCATCGCTCCAAACCACGGGCAGACGCTGGGCGTCCACCTTGGTCTCGACGACGACGGTGCGCATATTGATGTGCCCGCCGGTCACATGCAGGATCGCCGTGCGAAGCTGGCTGTCGTTCCACACGTCCTCCAGCTCGCTCAGCACCTCAAAGCGGCTGACATGCTCGGCGCGGCCTGGCAGCTGCGGCGGAGGCGCCGGCATGGAGTTGTATCCCATGCCAGCCTCTCACAGGCCCCAGCGCGCCATCTTGTCGACGATTTTCTTCGCCTCGTCGCCGACCTCCTTGCGCAACTCGTCGTCGCGCCGGAGCTGACCCGCGTCGAGCCCGTGCAACATCTGCTCGATGTCCTGGGTGATCTCGTCAACCATCGGGTTGCCGGCGATGTTCCAGCCGGGCAGCAAGGTTAAGAGGTCCCTGACATTTTCAATGGTCGCCTCTTTAAACCGCTTCTTATCCTCGTCGGTTTTGACCTCCATCCTGTCGGCCAGGCGCTCGATACGCTCGCGCGCCCGTGCCCACATCATGGAGGATGCCTCCATGATTTGGCGCTCCTGCTTTTTGCGCAGGTTCTCGGTTAGACGCTCCCGCATGTGCTCGTTGAGCCCGGTGAAGTGCTGACCCGCTGGGATGGGTGAGAAGTCAACGTGTAACCTAAACAGCTTGCGAAGCTGCTCGGGCGTCGGGTACGAGCTTTGCCCGACCATGGAGCTGAGGTTGGCCTTAGCCTGGATAACAAGGTCAGGGTAGACCACCAGAAATTCCTCCAGCGCGGCGAGCGCGGCGCGACGTTTTTCTGAAATCTCCACCATGTACCGAGGATAAATTAAATGTGGAAGTAACCTCGGCCCCTTGTTCGTCGGCGCGTGCGGGTCGTTGACCCATGGCAGCGTCAGCTTGTAGTGGTGGTTACGCACGGCGTGAAACGCCGCGCGCACCTCCTTAAGCTTGCTATCTGCTCCTGAGAGCAGATATTTGATCACGGTTCCGACCTCGCCTGTCGCGCCATGGCGCGACTTCACTTCCTCGATCAGCGCGTCGTCTTTCTCGGTCGCGCTCCACGCGCCGATGCTGACATAAGCCAGCATCGCGGCCTCACGCACGGCCTGAGTGATATCGGAGTTCTCAAGGATAACCACTCCGATCGGTGTAATATCGTTCATGTCAGTCATTTCCTTTACTACCGGTAGTTAGTTGCAACGGTGCGGCGCGGCGGTGCTGCGGCGTCGCTATCGGTGACTTATCCATGCGGCGCAACAAGAGAGGCACCCACCAGTACCCACCGCAGGTCACGCGATAGAGCGGGAGCGTCATCGGGCATATAAAGGGCCGCAATCGGCGATGGCGAACCCAGCCGCGCTTGGTGTACCGCAGAAAGCACTTCGGCTGGTTGGTCCGTCTGAGCCAGGTGAGCCACTCCGCTGTTGTGGGGGGCCGATTACACGCCTCCCACAAAAGAAACTCCGCAGGTGTCATCGCTCACCTCTACATCTGCGATGCCAACAACAGGTCCTTGTGCTCCATCAGCCAGCGCTGGTACTCGGGCAGGATCACCAGCGCCTTGGTGCGGCGCACCTGTGATTGCGAGCGCGCCGCGTCGGCGATGGCAACGTCGCTCTTGCCGGTGATCGTCCCGACACCCAGCATCTGCATCCGCCGGTCGAGACGGGTGAGGTAGCGGAAGCACGGTTTGGCGGTGTTTTCGTCGATCGTGTCCGCCAGCATGTAGGCGACGATCATCTGCGCGTCCTTGCCCGGTGGCACCTTAGCCCCGGTGGGGTCGTCGATGATGTCTTGTAGGTCGGGCAGCTCATCGGCAAAGCGCAGATGAGTGAAAAACTGCGCTGCCGCACCCTTGCCGATCGCCGCCGCGCACAGCTCGCGAGCGAGATCGCTCATGGGGAGCCTGTCGTGCTCCTTATCTTCGTCGCTCCGTAAAACCCGAATATCCCGGTCCATCATGCACAGCGAGCGCGGGGTGCAGTATGGGTCGGTGCTGTCGGGGAGCGTTGCCCGAAACACGATTTGGGTTTCGGAGCGCGCAAAGGCTCGCGTTAGGTGGTGCGGACGCTTGTGCACCGGCTGATCGTCGGCCCAGTTGAGCCAGGTTGCTAGGTCGGGCTCGATGTCCAAGAGAAAACGACGATTGACGATGTGCATCAGCTCGCGCTGCACACCCGACCGGTCACTGACCCGGTTTTGCGCGGCTACCACCCTCCAGAGGGGTGGCAGCGAGTAAGTCCCGACATAGCCCCGGTGGATCAGCGGCGCGCCCGGCTTGCGCACATCCTCGTCACCCTGGCCCCACTCGTCGAGAAACTCGATCCCTGTAATGGGGATGTCGCCGGTCCAGGGACCGTCGAGCGACGGGTCGTGCCAGGTGCCATCAGGCAGCACGACGTAGATGTTGTCGTGCGTTGGCATCCACGGCGGACAGGTGAATACCGTCTTGGGGACGCTACCCGCATCCCCACGGACAGGCAGCATAAAGCCCTTCATGTCCGGCCCGGTTAGCTCGGCGATCATCGTCACGACGACGCCGACCGGCTCGTTGAGGTGTCGCGCGAGCCGCTCGGCCAGTTGAAAGATGCCATCGGTCTTGCCGATGCCGGGACCCGACTGCAAAACATAGCCGTGTGCCCGCTCACCGCTCTCGATCGCCGCGATGTGGGTGTGAAACAGGATATCCTTAGCTTGTTCGAGGTTCATAGTAGCTCCACTACGAGTAGTATTGAAGGTTGACCGGCGGCAGTATCGCTGCCGGAAGGGACGGTCTCGCAAGCCGCTCGTGCGGCGGCGTTTTCATCAACCTTTTCAGTAGGTTACGGGATCATAAGCATATCACCCTCATACTATGAGGTCAACAAAATAAATTTACGCCAAAAATAAACCCGCCTCGGCTGGGTGCCGGGCGGGCGTATTCTCGACGATTGTTGAGGATTGCTAGAGGATGGAGTCGTTTGGTTTGATCAAACCGTCGGCGTCGCGCCAAATCCAACCGGCGTTGAAGAATGATCGCATCACACGATCATAGTCCTCGCGTGACTGACCGGCCAACTCGACAAAGGCTATGATCAGCACGCGCTCGCGCACACCCTCCGGGTGTTCTCGTAGGAACGCCCGGAGGGCGGTGGCGATGGGGTTAGGTTGGGGCATGATCGAGATGGATGATGATCGGTGCCGGTGGTGTGGCACCGATCTTGTAGCCCAGCAACCCAGCGGCAGCGACAGCAACGCCTAATATAACAGCGGCGTTGCGTGGGTGCTCCCACCAGGCTTGCTTGCGGCGCAACAGCACGTCGAGCCGCAGCAGCTCACGCTTAAGATTATCGTCGTCGGTCATGTCTGCGCTCATCGCATCCTCCGGCATTATAGCACACCTTACTTTGCGCCGAACGAAGTTGCGTTATTCCAGCGGCTTGGGTCAGGCGCCGGTGGGTGGAGCTGAAGCTGCCTGATCTCAGGCGGCACCTCGGGCAACGCCGCGCAGCACCTGCCGGCCTGTATGTCGCGCTCTAAACGATCTTCCTCGATCTCTATCTCGCGCTCAGACCGCAGGCTCTCGATCCGCATGCGCAACATCATGTCGGCGTCCTCGCGTTCGAGCTGCTGGTCCTCGATCTGGCGTTGAATATCGTCGAGTTGCCACTGCATGTCGCGCAGCCGATCAGCGCGCGCTGGTGCCTGTGCGACACACGCGAGGGATGCCAGCATCGCGCCGACAAACAAGATTTTACACATCGCCTAACCTCACGAGTGGGTGTAGCCGTCGGTCTCGATGCCGACGGTCATATTGTGCCAGGTGAGCATCACGCAGCCCATGAGGCTGGAATAGTACGCGCGTCTGCGAAATTGCAGGTACGACGCCGCGCCGTCGGCGCTGCGCTCATGCAAGCGCTTGATCGCGACCTGCTGGTCCTTGGTCAGTTTTTGTCTCACGTTGAAGCTCCAATGTTGAAGCTCTGTCACTACGGGTAGTTATTGGTAGTGACAGAGCGTTGGGTGAAGTTTACTGCTCGCAGCCACGCTTTGTCGCCGCGACCTGGCGTGCGGCAACCGCGATAACGCGACCGCAGAACAGCGGGTTGGCTTCATAGGTCTCCGCGAGCATAAGAAGCTCGTCGCGGGTCATGCCGTACAATCCGAGCCCTCGGATTGCGGACCACAAGTCGCCGTTGGTAATGTCTCGTGTATTACTCATGTGTGTACTTGCTCCATGCTTGGGTGATGCTTATGTAACGCGACGTTTTTATTTTGATCGTACAATAATTCTCGACCGATGTCAAATTTATTAGTTTGCTAGTCTTGCCTGTTAGACGTGTTATTACTCACGCGTATCGTGCATGTCGTCCTCGATTTGGGCTAGTTCTACGAGTTCCGCGTAGAATTTTGCGTCGAGCTGCTCTAAGCCAAGCTCGATCAGGCGCACGAGGAAGCGCGAAAACGGAGCCACGTCGCCGGTGGCAAGCTTCGTGTCACGTAGATGGCGTTCCAGTTTTGGCGCCAACGTGAGGTAAAAACGATGCACTTTGAGCCTCCTTAAAAAATACGAACGCCATATTATCACTACCAGTAGTCAAAGTGCATCGCTTTTCAGCGCGAAGTGATGCTGTTTTGATAATGGTGATTGCTGAGAATAGCGTTTTAGGGGGGTTTTGATGCGAAATGGGCTCGCATGTCGGTACGACGTGGCGTCGTATTGTTGTTAACCACGGTTTTTTGGCTATTATCAACAACGCTAAGCCGTTGATGTTATAGGAATAAACAAATTAACAACAATAAACACACGATTTTCAAGAACGGCCTACATACGTCTAACTCTAAAATTCACATCACTCGCAATGCGTAGGCCCGGCCATAAGCGTCTTGTCGAAAAGCATGTGTTTATTGTTGTTATTGTTTTTAATATAATTATATATAGGTGTTTCAACGGTTTGGTCGAGATAATTAACAACAGTCGAGACCCGCGCGCTGTGGGCAATTCGAGATTTTCTGTTGTTAATAGCGTTAAATGCCTGTTCGACGGATACGACATCATCGTATTCTCTATTGAAATCAATGGGTTAGACGGTAATGTGGCGTCTAGCCTACTATACGGCCTACAGTCAAGCGAGGCAAAGCCTGGCGTTAGGCGTCGCGCGCGCAAGAAAAAACCCGCGATGCGCTGGCATCGCGGGTTTGTGAGTGTGTAGAGTGCTATTCTGCCAGCAAATCGTCGCTAGCGGCATTCACCGCGTCGGCAGTGACGCTTGCGGGTGCTGGTGACGCATTGCGCTTTGCGGGACGCTCGCGCTGTTCCATGCGCTGTTGGCGCACTTGGGCATCGCGGAACGCCACGAGCGTTTTCGCGTTCAGACCGCCAAGGAATTTCACTACCGTATCCCATCGCGGTGACGGAAACTCATTCGCCACATCTTCGATGGTGGCAACGACCTTGGCGATGGCACGGGCAGCGCGCTTTTCGTCGCGCTTCTCGCTGCCCACGATCGTATCGGCGAGCATGACGGGATCGTTCGCCAGCATGTTGCGCTCATCATCGTTGCTTGCATGGGCGGCGAGCATGCCGTTCGTACCTGCGACCATGTGATACTTGCGCTTGAACGCTTCGCGTAGTGGCGTTTCCTCGGGATCGGCGATGTATTTGGTTTTCGCTGCCAAAGCGCTGGCTTGCGCCGCTTTGATCCTAGCGCCTTCCGCTTCCCAGGCTTCCGCCGCGTCGCTAAACGCGCTTTCGACGTGATCCCGCGCTTTCGGGTGGATGGCGCGGTAGCACTCGGCAGCGAACGTGGTGAGCGTGCTCGGGAGCGTATTGTGCGTCGCCTCATACGCCTTCAGTGACGCCTTGACGCCCATCTGAGCGTGCTCAAACGACCAATCGCCGGCAATGCTGGCTTTGGCGAGTTCGATCAGGATATCGCCACGAACGCCGTTTTCGCTGGCGTTGGCAGCGTCGAGCGCCGTTCTGGCGTCGTCCACGTCGCTACGCGCTGCGGTGAAGCGTGGGATGATCGCGTCGAACGCGGCTTGCGCCGCAACGAGATCGCGGTGTGGGACCGCCTGCACAACCTGTGCAGTCGTGTTCGGGAGTGTCTTGGGCGTCTTGGCAGGCATGTCATGCTCCATGTGTATGAGGGACGGGATGTCCACTACCGGCCAAGCTGATTTACTGGCGTCCACTACTGGTAGTTTCGGCTCGGCTCGACCGGTTTGCCGTCGCGTCGCACGCGCGCGTTGGCACCACCTCGGCAGGGGGCCAGGGGAGGGGAGGCTGTCCATGGCCCCCACCCCACCACCCGCCGCCACCTGAGGCGCGTAGACGCGAAGCACCTACAGCGAAATTAATCTTCGTTAACATACAACCCTGATATTTTAGCTCTTGCCCCCTCTCCCCGCGACTCCTAAAGTTCACTAAATCCACTCCAACAGGGACTCCCCCATGCCGTCCCTGGCTACCGACAGCCAAGGTTTTCTACGCTTTGCCGCGATCTCCGACACTTGGCTGGGGTCGCGCACCGCCCGGCCTGAGGACCTTGAGTGGTTCTTGCGGGGCCTGCCCGACCTGGGCATCTCCACGGTCCTCCACCTCGGCGGCGCTGTGGGGCTAGGGGTCGAGCCCCCCATCGCATACCCCCAGGTCGAGGGCATCACCACCTACGAGCTGGGGCTTGGCCTTCTGCCGGCGCTGGAGCCGCGCCTGTGCGGCAATCGTCGAGACGACGTGGTTGGGACCGGCCCCACGCTAAAGCTCACCCACGGGGCTCACAGGGGGTCTAGCGTCCTCGCGAGCTGCTCGACTGATCTTCTCCTGCTCCGTAGCCCCCACCTGAAATTTAAGACCTTCATTCGAGATACTCTCCACGCCATGCAACCTCCGGCGATCACGCTGGTCGGCGGCGCGCGCCGGGTAAGCTGTAAATACTACGACCATGATAGGGCATTTATCGGCACGGTCGGGGTGTTCTCCGCCCCGCCCAACACCCGCAACCCGCCACTGGTTTATGGTGGCACCATCGTCGAGGTGAAGCTCAACGACGATGGTAGCCTGGATACGTGTGTCATTCGCTTTCGTGACATGTCAGGACGACTTCCTGACACTGTAAAGGAGGTGACAAACCATGGAGACGTGGCGGCTTGATGAACTGAAAAAACACTATTACCAGATGGGCTACCGCGCCCCCTCGATCGAGCATTGTCCGCTCGACAGGCGCCGCGACGACTTTGTTTTATACAGTGCGTGGGTACGCGGCTACGAGCAGCACCAAAAGGATCGCGCTCGCGTCGAGCAGCTCAGCGCTGCATCGTATTGTAAACATCCACTAGAAATACAGGCGGCGTAATCAACTTTAAGTGTGCGGCGGATCGTCGCATATGACACATAGATGACGCGATCGTTAAGCAAACGTTACTAGCATAAGATTACGGCAGTATGGCATTCCTACCCCTGGGTTGTTGTTTTGTAAGGCAAAATAGGAAAAATCTTAAATACGATCTATATACCATAGGGTCAGTTGTTAATTGTCGCAGGTAGGAACCCCTAGAGATTTCCATGGTTTATTGGGCTGGGGTTATAATATAAACCTCATAATTAAACTGGGCTCTGGAGCTTCTGAGGTGATAAGTTCTGTCTTGGCGCAGCCGGCAGGGGACGCGCCGCTGCCGCCGATCGATCCCGTCGAGATCGACGCGATGGTCGACTTCCTTTTGTCACGAGAGAAATCGCAACGTCGCCCCGAGGCGTCGGCAAAGCTGCTGATCCTCGTCTGCAAGCTACACAAGGACCGCACGCCCTGGCCCACCCGACCGGCGGTGGCGAAGCACCTCGATGTGTCACTGCCGCTTGTCGACCGCGCCATCTCGCAGCGCCGGGCACAGAGGCTGATCAAGGTCGTGATCGAGACGACGCAGGGGTTTGTGAAGCAGCGGCAGTCGGTCATAACCCACCGCTTTATCGAGCCTTCGGAGGACCTTTGGACAGCATACGAAAAAGCACAGCTACTGTTGGCAGAAGGCGTCACCAGGGCTGAAGTTGCCCGTCGGGTTGTGGGTCATCGCTCTAAAAGACGCCGGGTAGCCAGAAGCTCCTAAATCTGGTAGACTCTCTTCTTGCCTAGTACCACCCTGCGAGAGCGGAGACGAAAGTCGAGCATCGAGCAGTATGGGTCTAGGCCGGGTTAGACGGGCGGTGCCGGAAAAACTCCGTCAGTAGTGGGATGGCTCTTGAAGCTCCATGGCTGTCCGCGACTACCTGCACGAGCGGAGACGAAAGTCGAGCAGCGTGCAGTATGGTTGGGTTGGTTCATCGTTTCGTGGTGGTGAACAAACTAAAACCGGGCACTACAGTAGTGGTGCCCGGTTTTTTCGTGTACTAAACTTGGAGGATGGAAAACCCACGATGCCCCCACTGCGGCGCGGCGCTGCGGCAGCTTTGGTACTGCCGCCTCGAAGATGGGCGCATCGTTCCCGATCACGCGGTTGACGACGAAGACGCGTGGTTGTGCAACGCATGCGGCGCTGAGATGATCGTTGCTCCCGATGATGTCGCTAAACGCATCGCGGAGGTACAGTCGCAACTCGATAAGATTAACCAGATTATGGACGAGTTTGGTTACCCCCGGATGGTGGCTCGGGGATTGGTTGGGAACCAGATGTGGGTGACGTTGGCGCCGCCAAACAAGCGGCGCCGTAGGAAGCGTCGAGTTTAGCTCCTAATGTGGGGGCGGCGGCGCGTGGAGTGCGATGTCCATACACTTATCGACTAAACCTTTCACCAACGCCGTTCGTTGGTCGAGCTGGTCGTCCAAAAAATAGAGGACTGCGAAAATGAAGAGCGCATTCACCAAGCAGAGCATGATGAACGCAGGTGGAAGCGCGGTGACTAACTTTGAACCAAGGTCAGTCACCGCACCAATTACGCCAGAGTGTTGTTGCTGTTGGTCGCTCATGGCTTAGGTGATGTCATAGTCTTTGCCCTCGGCGCAGGTCAGTGATAGATGATCCGCCCCTTCCTCTGGACGTGAAAGTCCTTTGTGAACTCGGCCCAGCTTTGCGGGTTGTGGTCGGTGTTCATATAGCCGGCATAACCGGACGCCGGATCGCCGCTGTTCCAGTAGCCGAGCATCGCCGGCAACCCGTGCGCCATAAACGCCACCGCCGCATCGTGCATGTTTTTGACGTAGAGCGGGTTATCGCCCATGTCGCCCTGCGCCCATTCGGGCACGGCCCAGCCCTTGTGATGCGCCAACGCCAACGCCTGACTGTCGCGGATGCCGGGAACTTGGTCTTGCTGCCATCGCGTCTCGGCGGGCGTGGTTCGGCTGCGCAGCCCATCATACGTGTCGATCGCGACAAAATCCGTATCGTCGTCGCCGGGATAGCACGCCTGCCATCCTTCGGGCGCGCCGTTGTTTGGGGTCATGATCGTGCCGTCCGCCGCGTTAAAGGCAAACTTGGCTTCCGGCATGACTGAGCGAATGACCTGCACCATCCGCCGGAACGCGGCGATGTAATCGGTGCAGTAGGTGGGGCCGTTCTGGTGACCGCTTTTCCAGCCCCACTCGTACCACCCGCCCTCGAACTCCCAGATCGGTCGCCAGACAATCTTGTCGTAGCCGTGGTCCATCAATTGCGCGGCGACCTTGCGGTAATGCTCGTCGTAGGCTCCGGTTGCCACTTCGGGCAGCTTCATGCCGAGGTGCTGCGGGAACGGCGGGATGTTCAGCCAGAGCTTATCCGCCCCTCTCCCCTGGGTGTACATCCACTGCACCATCGTCCAGGCCGAGCCCTCGTAATTGTCCCACGGACCCCGGCTTGGGTCGGGGTCCATCGCGATCCCGGCCCCGCTGGAGGCGATGCTGCCCGCCGGATAGCCAATCGACTTTTCCCAGTAGGCGTAGTCCTCGGGGATCGTCCACGCTTGGAAACCCTGACCGTCCGGCCCCTCGACCCACATCGGGCGGGGTTGGATGCTGGTGTCATATGGACTATTCACGCCGAGCAACAGCGTGCTCTGGCTTGGCGGTATCGTTGCCTTTGGCGCGCTGCACGATGCGTTCGTCCCGCCGCCCGAGCCATTGCACGACCAGTTCCACGGTCCCGCCCCCGTCACCGCCGAGGCCGTGCCAGCCGAGCACAGGTTCTGACTGGGCGCGCTGGAAACTGGGACGCCGTTGGCGCTGCCGCACGCGCCGTTGATCGGGACCGATACCCCAGGGTTGTACTGAACGTCGACCCAGTAATTGCTGTGGTTCCATGTTTCGTTGGGGTAGGCGTTGGCCCCGTAGACAAACACCCCGGCGTTTGCCGGGGCGGTGATGCCGTTATTGGTTTTGGCAGCGTTAAAGTATCCCTCGTCGCCCGCGTAATGCCCCGTCGTCGTGTGATAGGAGACGGTATACGTCGTGCCGGCGGTGATGTTGACCGGCGTGGCAAAATCGGCCTTCTGCCAGCCGCTCGCGGTCTCGTTCGCAAACGTCACTGTGGCGAGGTTCTTGCCTTGCGCATCCCACAGATCGCCGACATGCGTGCCGGTGTTCTGCGCGCTCTTGTAGAACCGCAGCCCGCTGATCTTCCCGTCCGCGTTCACCAAAAACTTCATTCCGAGCACGACAGCATGGGGATCATTTTCGGCAACTGTCCCCGGCGTGGCGTCGGTGGGGAACAAACCGACCGGCGCGGCTGCCTGCTGCGCCTCATAGGACCAGCTTTGCGTCGGGCTTCCGTCGCACGTTAGCAGCGCGAGGCTATTGGTCAGGCATTTGCCGGTGGTGTCGCGCAGTTGGTGCGTTTGCGTTTGGGCATCGGCGCCCACCGAGACCAGCAAAGCAAGAGCAATAGACGCAATCACTTTGGGTGAAGGCATGGTAAGTTCCCCCTTCCTTAAATTCCGGCACGCTCGCCGGTCGAGGTGGCCTCGATCACATCCGACTTGAGAATTTCGAGGACGCCGACCATCTCCAGCCGGCTGTGGTGGCGCCCCAGCTCCTGGCTCAGCCACTGACCGCCGGGGGTGAAGGCACACACCAGCACGGTCTCAAACTCGCCCTCTCGCAGGCGCGCGATCAGTCGCTCTAGCCCGGCAATGATCTCGTCGGAGGTGGTTGGCTTATCGAGTTTCACCACTTCCAGATTAGGGCCAGTCATCGTCAAACTCCGGGTCACGAGGTGGTGGCTTTTCCAGCGCCCAGCCGATCAGCATGACGATTGGGACGCCGACGAACATCAGCACCAGCCAGGTCATGTCCAGCCCGCCGCGCTAGGCGCCTGCGCGGGTGCAAAATCGGGTTGGAAGTAGCGTCGCTCGCGCTGCATCACCCGCCCGGTGTAGTTGCTCTGGGTGCCCAGGCAAAAATACTGGAGCGCGTCGCAGATGTCCGACCAGGGGTGGAGTTTCTCAGGCACGTCGTCGAGTACACCGTCGCGCCGGCGGCGGTAGCGGTACTTGTTGCCTAGCGAGCTGATCAGGATCGGGCAGCCGCTGCGACTGATCTGCATCGCCGGCTGACCCATCGCGGTCTGCCGCAGCATCTTTTCGACCGCGAGTAACCTCATATCAATGACATTCGTACTCGCGGGGTACGCCAGAAAACCCTCATCTCTGAGAACATCAAACGGCGTTTCCTCGCGGGTTTGTGACCTCTGCCTTCCGGCAGGGTCACCAACAACAAACACCCGCTTGCCGGCAAAGGGCGGCTGGAACAGCACTGGCTTTAGGTGCTCCTGAAGCATCTGTACGAGGCCCATGCCTTCGGTGACGATCTCCTTCATGATGATCGCCCGACCAAAATTGTCGTGCTGCCCGATCACCGCGCAGGGGGTGCGGCCAAAATCCAGACCGACCATCAGGGGCCGGTTGGGATTGACCGTCACGCTCATATCCTTGACGTGGTAGTCGGGGTTGAAAGTCTTGCGGAACACCGCCTGGCCGGCGAGTGATGAACCCCACTGCGACTCGACATGGACACTCGCCCACTCGATGTCCTTGTCGCTCATCAGCTCGTCGTAGTAGCCCTCGGGGAGGTTCTCTACGTTCTCAGCATCCGGGCCAATACCACTAGGTTGATGATAAAGAGCCCATGAGGGGTGAGGATTAAGCACCATTCGATCATGGTAAAGACTGTCTGTGTCCCACGGGTTGGTATCGGCGATGATCCCGCGTCGCCGGGCGCCGCCCAGCGCCTTGGAGGGATACCGCCCGCAGCGGCCTAGTAAAGGCCGGATGATCTCAAATGGCACCTCGCGCAGCTCGTTGACATAGGCACCGGTGAGCTGCATCGACAGCAGCCGACGCACGTCCTCCTTGCTGTCGAGCGGCACCAGCATCCAGTCGGAGTGTACTGAAGAACCGTCAGGCAGGTTCAACCTGACCTGCAAGGTGCTGTCGGTGACGTAGTAATGTACGCACTCGCCGAGATACTGCACGGCGTCCGACAGCACTGTCTGACGGAGCTGCTGGAGCGTGTTGCGGATCAGCGCGAAGCGGGTGTAGCGGGTGCCGTTATGCGGCCACTGCTCACATGCCCAGCGCAGCAGCTCCATGATGCAGCCCATCGTCTTGCCGCTGCCCAAGGGTCCGACCAGCACCCGTATCCGGTGCAGCTCGTCGAGCATGAAGTCCTGTACCGTTGGCGGAGGCGTATAGATCATGGGGCTGGCTGCGTATCCTCATCTTCCTCGAATGGGCTTGGGCCAAACCCCATCGACGCCCGTGCGTTGGCATAGCGCCGGCGGTAGTAGAGCTTGGCGTACATCGAGAGTGTCGGATCGGCGGCGAGTGCGTTGTTGACGGTGGTCGCGTTTGCCGGCACGAGTGGGCGCAGCTTCTCCCAATAAATCCGTCCTGCCATGACAGCCTCCTTCAGCGCATACCGGGGATGAACAGGAACAGCGCGAGCAACAGCGCGGCGATCCACGCAAACCAGCTCGACGCCCAGCTAAATTGCGTCGCTGGTGGCACCGGCAGCAGGGTGAGGAACCAAAGGAATAAATCCACCACCAATAAAATTTCGATGACCATCACACGTCCTCCTCGGGGATGTCGGTGTCGTCGGCGGTAAGACGGAGCTGATGGTCAGGACCTGGGATATCACCAGCGTCCACTACGGTAGTGCCGGTGATCTCCTCGGCGCGCCGATCGGCGCTCTCGCGGCCTCCGGCGAAGTTGATCGTCAGGCTGAACGCGGCGCCGCTACGCCCCTGGTCCTTCGCCCCGGCGGCGACGCCATCGACCCCGGCGCCGCGTTGGATTTGCTTAAACCCGTCGATCCGGCTGTTGATCGGGGTGCGCGGATCGGCGACGAGCGCCGCGATTGGGATGATGAGCTGCTCGGTCGCGCGGAGAAATTTGGCACGGATGCGCCCCTCGGTCGCTTCGTCGCTCTGAAATAACGAGCGTAACCGCTTCGCTTCATGCACAACGTTGGGGTGTTGGCGCAGGTAATCTTTAAGTTGATCCGCGTCGGCGAGACCGTAGCGTCTTGCGATGACCTCGCCGTTGTGCATGCCGGTCGCGAGATCGTAAGTCATCCGAAGGATTAAGGCATCATCGAGCTGGGGATTATCAGCGAGCACCAAGTCAAGGGGCTCGCTGACCAGGCTGTCGAGGGCATCCATCCGAAATGCTCACGTACTATTGCACTCGCCAAATTTGATGGTATAACACTATGACCTTCATATTATAAGGGCGCAGTTTTGCCCTACGCGCTGCCGATACCGGGACCTACCAACATCCCGCCTGCACGCGAGATGGGGCCGGGGTTTTTGCGTGTTGTAAGTCCAGCCCAACTGGACTTGCAGGAACAGCAGCGGCTTGCCCAGCTCAGCCAGGCCAATCGTCCGGTGCAGCCCGCCGATCTGGGGCACTACATCCGGGGTCGGTGGGATGCGATGCGCAACCACCGCAACTCGAACCGGAACCCGCTAAACGAGCGCTTGCTCCGCGCGCAGCGCATGTTCGAGGGACAGTACGATCCGTCAAAGCTGGCCGAGATTAGGAAATTTGGCGGGTCGGAAGTCTATGCCCGCATCGTCGCGGTGAAGTGCCGGGGCGCGACATCCTTACTCAGGGATGTGTATCTCGGCGCCGATCGCCCGTGGACGATCGACCCGCAGCCGGACCCGCCGGTGCCGCCGGAGATCATGGCGACGATTACTCAGCTCATCGCCACCGAGGCCGGGCAGATGCACATGGCCGGGCAGCAGCTCAGCGGCGAGGACACGCATGCGCGTTACGTTGGCCTGGTGCGCCAGGCGCAACAGGCGGCGCGGCGCACGGCGCAGAGCCAAGCCGACGCGGCGGGGAACAAGGTCGAGGACATCCTCGAAGCGGGGAATTTTTACGACGCGCTCGCCGAGTTTCTTGTCGACCTGGCGCTATTCCCGTTCGCGATCATCAAAGGTCCGGTTGTGCGGATGGTGCCCAAGCTGACCTGGCAGGGGCGCACCCCCATTATGCAGACCGTTCCGCAACTATTTTGGGAACGGGTAGACCCATTTAATCTGTATTGGGACCCTGGCGCGACTAGCATCGAGCACGCCGAGCTGATCGAGCGTAAGAAATTAACCCGCTCTGATCTTAATGATGTGCTGGGACTACCAGGCTACAACGACGCGGCTATTCGCGGCGTGTTGGAGGATTACGGTAACGGACTGCGTGATTGGATGGACGCGCCGGATACCGAGACGGCGCTCAACGCCGGGCGCGAGGCGCCGCAGCAGAACCGTTCCAATCTGATCGATGCGATCGAGTATCACGGCAATATTCAGGGCCGCACCTTGCTAAACGAGGGCGTGAGCACGCAGCAGGTGTCCGACCCCGACCGGGATTACCTGATCCAGTCCTGGGTTGTTGGGCGCTATACGATCAAGACGCAGATCAGCCCCAGCCCGCGTAAGCGGCATCCCTACTACGTTACGTCATTTGAGAAAGTCCCCGGTACAATAGCGGGGCACGGTCTGCCCGATATTCTTGAAGACGTTCAAGAAGTCGCCAATGCAACGCTGCGCGCTCTTGTGAACAACATGAGCATTGCTAGCGGTCCGCAGGTCGTTATCAACACAGAATTACTTGATCCGACGGTCAACGAGGATCAGCTCTACCCGTGGAAGCGGTGGAAGGTCAACTCCGATCCGCTGGGCTCGACCCAGGCGCCGGTGAGTTTCTTCCAGCCGGCGTCCAACGCCCAGGAGCTGATGACGATCTACCAGGGGATGTCATCGCTGGGCGACGACACCTCGGCGATCCCGCGCTACGTGACGGGTGAGAGTTTATCAGGCGGGGCGGGGCGTACCGCGTCCGGCCTATCGATGCTGATGGGCAACGCTCAGAAGGTTCTCCAGACCGTCGCCGCGAATGTCGATATCGATGTCATGCGCGGCATCCTCAGCTCGCTCTACGACATGATCATGCTGACTGACCAATCGGGGCTGCTGTCGGGCGACGAGCAGATCAAGGTCAATGGGGTTGTCGTAGCGCTGCAAAAAGAGACCGAGCAGCAGAAGCAGCTCCAGTTCCTCCAGATCACCGGCAACCCGATCGACATGCAGATCGTCGGGCTTGTGGGGCGGGGCCGGGTGTTGCGCTCGCTGGCAAAGGCGCTGGGCATGCCCGACGACATCGTGCCGAGCGACGATCAGTTAGAGCAAAAGCAGACACAGATGGAGCAGCAAGCCGCCGCTGCGACGCAGATGCAGGCGCTGGCGGGGCTGGCAAAGGCCGGGCAGGGTGGTGGAGCCCCGCCGGGGGCTCCACCACCTGGCGGGGCTCCTACGGGCGCTATAGGCCCGCCTGGTGGCACACCACCTAACCTTCCGGGACCGTCGCTGTCGCAGGTGGCGCCGCCGGTCAACACGGTTCAACCGCAAGCCGCTTAGGCTTAAAATAGGAGGTTCATATTATGGCGGCACTTGGACAAAGCAAGCAGCTCTCCACCAAGAACTTGGAAATGACCAAGGGCGGGTCCGGCAGCGGGGGTGGCGCAGGTTATGACAGCGCCGAGGACCGCTCGAACAGCGGGTCGGGTCCGACCGGCAGCTCGCGCTCTTACCCCAAGGGTGGCTCGAAGCCGAGCGATACCCAGGATGCGCCGTTCAACCCCCGGAATGTCCCGGCGACCGACATTTACGTCGGTGGAGTCGACTAATGGCACGCGGATACGACAAGAAGCCATTCGTATCGCCACCGTTAGTGCCACCGGTAGCGAGGCCGAAGCCGCTTTCAACGACTGATTACGGCACTGCGCCGTCGCACGCGTCCGAGCCCAAGCAAGCGCCGACCTATCTTCAGTCGACCGACAATGACGGTCCTAGCGGCATGGGGCCGATGTTTGGCCCGATGAAGGACCCCGAGGCTGCGGGACCGCCCAAGTCGCTCAAGCGCCAGGACATGGGCAGCGTCGTTGGGCGCCGGGGCGCCGGTCTGTCGCAGATTACCGGCGGCGACCAGGGCGCTCACTCGGTCAATCACTACGGCAAGAAGGGCAAGCCGGGCGGTGGTTTTGGTGGGTTGGTCGGAGGAGGGCTGCTCTAGTGGTTAATCTCGGCTCAGCGGCGTTTGAGGCGATCACCAATCTGCGGGGTAACTCGGATTGGCGGCAGTTCGTCACTGCGCTCGACGAGCAGATGTCGGTTTTTATGCACAAGGCGCTCGATATCGAGGCGGGTAACGGGCGGGTCGACGCGACTGGTTACGCGCGGGCGCTGCGCGACCTGCGGTCGTACATCGAGATGATCGAGAACCCGTTGCCCGGCAATCGTGTGCCAAAAACGCATGTGAAGGCACAGCACAATGGCTGACGCTATCGACACCAGCGTTGTCATTCCCGAGCAGGTGCGCCGCCAGGCCGAGCGCGCCGAGGAATTGCAGCGTGAATTGGCGGCAGGGCGTGGCGATCGTGGGGACGAGGCTCCGCCGTCGACGGAGGTGGTGCCGCCGGAGGGCGGTGACACTACGGTAGTCGGTAGGGGAACACCACCTCCCGTTCCCCCGCCCGCTGCCGCAGCCGAGCCCTCGGCGGCACCACCAACGCCGCCGCATGCTTCCGCCGATAATTGGGAGCAGCGTTACCGCACGCTTCAGGGTAAGTACGACAGCGAGACCGCCGGGTTACGGGCGCAGGTCCAGGGCATGGAGCGCCTCCTGGCGACGATGCAGGCGCCGCCGGCAGCGCCGGCTGCCGCCCCGCCAGCGCCGCCGGGGCCGATGACGTTCGAGCAGGGCGACATCGACCTCTACGGTGAGGATTTTCTTCAGGCGGCGGCGCGGGCCGCGTCCGCACGTTATGAGCCGATCATCGCCGAGCTAAACGGCAAGATCGCGAGGCTTGAAGGGGGACAGCAGAACCTTAGCAATCAGAACATTCAGGATCGCGTCTTTGACGCGCTTGATAAGGACCCTGAGCTGGCAGGTTGGCGCGGTGTCAACACTGACCCCGAGTTCATCCGCTGGCTTCAGGGTGTCGACGAGTATTCTGGAGTGTCGCGTAACACGATGCTTCAGCACGCCTACGCCAACGGCGACGCCATGCGCACGGGTAGGTTCTTCAGGAAGTACATGGCTGAGCACACCGTACCTCCACCTCCACCAGCACAGCCTCAGACTGGCAATGGTGTCCGCCCGAATGGTAGCGGAAACGGACACTACGCTTCAGCGGGGACCCGGCTAGAGGACTTGGTGGTTCCGGGCCGAGCCGCAGGCGGCTCCGGCGGATCAGACGGCGCTCCACAACCGCGTATCTGGTCACGACCCGAAATCACACGCTTCTACCGGGACCGCACGGATGGGAGATACCGGGGGCGCGAAGCCGAGGGCGACGCACTCGAAAGGGACATCCTCCAGGCGGCGCAGGAGGGGCGCATCCAGTAGGAGGACTAAATGGCTATTGCGCAGGGTACGCCCTATCTGGGCGTCGCTGCCAATCCTGCTTATTCGGGGGCACCCGCCGGTGGCGTGTTTATCCCCGAAATTTGGAGTGGCAAGCTCATCGAGAAGTTCTACGCCGCGACGGTGCTGACTGCGATCAGCAACACCGATTACGAGGGCGAGATCAAGAACATGGGCGATAAGGTGAAAATCCGCACCAAGCCCACGATCACGATCCGCGATTACACCCTCGACCAGACGTTGACTGTTGATCGTCCGTCCTCGACAGCGGTCGAGCTGACCATCGACTTCGCCAAATACTTCAACCTGGTCCTCGACGACATTATGGAGCGCCAGAGCGACATGAACCTCATGTCGATGTGGGCGGACGATGCGTCGGAGCAGCTTAAGATCACCATCGACACCGGCGTTCTGGCAGGTATCGATACGGGGATCGTTGCGGCAAACAAGGGTGCGACGGCGGGGATCAAGAGCGCCAACATTAACCTGGGCGCGACCGGCGCGCCTATTGTCCCGACTAAGGCCGATATCATCGACCACATCGTTGATATGGGTCAGGTGCTGGATGAGCAGAATATGCCCGAGACTGGGCGGTGGCTAGTTATCCCGCCGTGGCTGGGTTCGCTTATCAAGAAGTCGGACCTGCGTGACGCCTCGATCTCCGGTGATGGCATCTCGCTGGCGCGGAATGGGCGTCTCGGTATGATCGACCGGTTCACGCTCTACAGCTCGAACCTGTTGCCGACGGCGACCGACACCACCCACACCGTAACGCGGATTTTTGGTGGGATCAGTGCGGGGCTCACCTTCGCCTCGCAGATCAGCCAGATGGAAACGCTGCGGTCGGAGTCGACCTTTGGCACACTGCTGCGCGGGTTGCAGGTTTACGGCTTTAAGGTCTTGGACGGCACCGCGCTCGTTGAGTTGTACGCCGCTCCGTCGTAAGCCACTACCGGTAGTGGGAGGGGGGTGACCCCCTTCCCTTTTCGGAGGTGTAGATGACGCTAGCGAGCCGCACGGTCGGCCAGTTGATCACCGAAGCACGGCAACTGCTGAACGACGAGGTGCCGATCAACAACGGGGTGCCGAGGTTCCCCGATGGTGACCTCGTGGCGGCGCTCAATGAGGGCGTGCTGCAAATCCGCGCCAAGCGGCCTGACGCGTTTCTGCGCTATGGGCTGCGCAAGACGGTGCCTATCTATGCGTATCCGCGTGACCAAGACTTGGTATTCTCGTTCGACGATCAGTTCTATTCGCCGCTGCTGTTCTATGTCGTGGGCCGGTCGGAGCTGACCGAGGACACGTTTAGCGAGGACGGGCGGGCGGTAGCATTGATGTCAAAATTCACCTCAATGTTGTTAAAGCATTCGGGTTAGCGCCGTGAGTACGATCAGCGTCGGCGATACTCCTCCACCTGCTCCCGCCGTCGGCGACGGTTGGTGGGATAGTGTCGGAGGTCAACTCTATCTGTGGTTCGGACCGGACCCCAGCGGCTCGTATCAATGGGTCGCGGCGGTCAACCAGCCCGGTGCGCCCGGCCCTGGTGTTGGGCCGCAGGGACCGCCGGGCACGCCTGGTCGTCCAGGCCGCAATAGCGGCGATCCTATCTTGCCGGTCATCGTTACACCGGAATGCGAGCCCTTTGTCTGTAAGACGGGTTTGGACGCGCTCTACGATGAGGTGCAGTTGCAATTGCCTGGGGTGACCACGGATGTTGTTCAGCTCGAAGCGTGGCGGACGATCCATAAGTTTTTTGTCGACTCTACCTACCGCCGCGAGCACGTTTACTGGCGGATGGACCCTGGGGTTGTCACCCTTAGTTTTGACCCGTGGGATGCGCACTGGCGCGTGTCGCGGTTCCTTGGCTTTTCGGGTGGACTGAATAAGCCCAAATTCGAGCCTCCGGGACGGTTGCGCGACCTGACATGGCCGATCCCAGATAATACCCGCACCGGTGAGGTTCTGCTGTCCCTTCGTCCTGATTGTGTCGACGCGCCTTTTGACGATGACATCTGGGCGATGTGGTACGACGCTTTTGTTGCCGGCACGCTGTCGCGGCTTTTTTTGCAGCCGGGTAAGCCCTACACCGATCCGCAGATGGGCAGGCTTAAAGCGCTAGAGTTTCGCCACGGGGTCATTCAGGCGAGGGCGCACGTTCAGTCGCAGTTCATTACCGACGGCGCGTCCTGGTACTACCCATACTTTGCTTTAGGACGGCGGCACTGATGGCAAACGAATACTACTTCGCGGTTAATACTGACGATGATAAAGGCGTGCCGTTTGGGCCTGTCGATAAGGATAATATGGATATATCCAGGCTGCTTATTGATTTTAGCTGTTGGCTTGACCCTAGTGAGTCCATCACTTTACTGGAGCATTTGCTGATCGCCGCCGATCCACCGCAGACGGTGCCCCCTTGGCAGGCGAATTACCCACTTGATCAGACGAGTTCGATCGTCATACCGGAGGACCTCTACCCGCTGTCATTCTGGCGGAACAACATCGTTCAAGCTGGTAAGGCGGTGGCGCTTGACATGGCGTCGGGTACGCCGGGGCTGACTTATGTGGTTAGTTTCGTAGCGACCGCTGGGGTGTCGCTACGTAAGCGCGAGGTTGATGTCCTTCTGAAGATTGATCAGCCGCTCAATCCGGGCATGCTTGCGCTTGCGCCGACCTTTCCGGTGTACGTCTATCCGCTGTTCATCACGATGACGACGGCGCTCCCGCTTGGGTTTCAGGGTCGGGTCTATATCGATAACCAGCAGTCGGCGCCGATTACCGTGACCTTGCCGCCATCGCCGGCACTGGGCGATGTGGTGATGGTCCTCGATTATGGGCTGACCGCGAGTACCTACCCGGTGACCTTTATCGGCGCCTTCGGCTCGGAGAATTTTGGCGATATCGGCACCGAGTTTGTCTCCAACATCAACGGCGACGATCTAACGTTTGAGTGGACCGGCATTTATTGGGCGGTGGGTACGAAGCTGTTCCCGATATTGGGGTGAGCGCATGACCTCTGGACTGACCTACCCCTATACCAAGCACGATCGCCGGATCGGGGTTAATCTCGACCTCGATCTGGAGTTCAGCCCAGGGCCGGTGCCGCCCTCGGGCACAGCAGGAGGTGCTGGCAGGTATCGTTATTGGGTGGACACGACCAGCTCGTCGTTGCGTCAGTGCATCGCTGCGCGCGCCACGGCGGGGGTCTACGTTCCGGCTGAGTGGATCACTCTCGGGGTCATCGATATCGCCGGCGCGAAATTTCATTTCAATACTGACAACGTAGACTTTACCGGTGGCAGCGGCGTTTTGAATGTTCACGACCTTACCGTGAGCGGCGCCACTCACCTTAATACGCTCACCGTAACCGGTGCCTCGACGCTGGGAACTTTGACTGCCGGCGCGACGACGGTGAGCACGCTGCACGCTACTGGTGCCACGACGCTTGACAGCACGTTGAATGTCGCCGGCACGACGACGCTTGGCGCGCTTAACGCCGGTGCGATCACCGGCGCGTCGTTGGATGTAACCGGTGCGATTAACGGTGCGACGTTGGGCGTATCTGGTGCTGCGTCGTTGGGCAGCCTGACGGTGGGTGCGTTACACGCCACTGGCGCGGTTACTCTCGACAGTACGCTGAATGTTACCGGCACGACGACGCTCGGTACACTCAACGCCGGGGCGATCACCGGCGCCGCGATCACCGGTGCGTCGCTGGGTGTAAGCGGCGCGATCACCGGCGCATCGCTGGGTGTAAGCGGCGCGATCACCGGTGCGTCGCTGGGTGTGAGCGGTGCGATCACCGGCACGACGATTAGCGGGAGTACGCTTAGCTCGTCGGGTGATGTATCCGGGGCTAGCTTAAATGTAACTGGTGATGGGGTTTTAGGCCGTGTCGTTACGGGTCAGGTTTTTCTCCGCGACGCTGGTACTGATTATGCTTTTGTTGATTTTGGATATGATACCGGTCTTGCCACCGAGGCGGCGGTAATCTTTGGCCCCGATGCCGTTGCTAGTGGTGCGTCGCGTATTGATCTTTGTGCCAACAGGACGGCTTACTATAAATCCGACGTTCATAACTTTTGGAGCTTACCCACTTTTGCCACGTTTGCTGTCTTCAACGCGGGCGGCACTGCTAACCAGAGCGGGTCGTGGATTGTCATTTCAGACGATACGGTGAAGGAAAACGTCACACCGTACTCAAAGGGTCTCGCTGAGATACTCCAACTGAACCCGGTGTCGTTTAACTATTACGTGCCTGGCAGCAAGCGTGAGGCTAAGTGGAGCCCGTTTGCCGACCCGTTGGGGACGACCACGCCGACGGTGCATTACGGTCTGCTAGCGTCGAACGTCGATCCTGTGCTGCCGGAGATGGTCTCCGAGGTGGAGTTTCTTGACATCGCGCAGGGGTTGCCGTCGAACGTACCACTGGCGACGATCGCGCCGACCCATCTGGTCTATGTGCTGACCAATGCGGTCAAGGAGTTGTCGACGACGAGCGACGATCTCGACGACCGGCTGACTATCGTCGAGGGGCACACTCCGCCGGTGATCACCCTGACCGGGGACATCACCGGCTCAGGCACGCCGACGATCGCGACGACGCTACCGGTAGTGAACTCCAATCCCGGCACGTTTCAGGGGCTGATCGTCAATGCTAAGGGGCTGGTGACCGGTGCGTCCAATATGAACTACGCACCCTTGGCGTCGCCGGTCTTTACCGGGAAGCCCACCGCGCCGGCGCCGGTGCCGACCGACGCTTCGCTACAACTCGCGACGACGGCGTTTGTCCGCACCGGCACGACAACCAACGACGACGCGCCCGCCGGTCAGGTTGGTGAGTATCTCACGGCTCAGGTGCTCAGCACCTCCGGGATCGCGCTGACCAATAATGTCGATGCCTCGATTATAACCCTGTCGCTTGGCCCCGGTGACTGGCTTGTCTTTGCCAGCGCCGGCCTGAGTATGACCAACGGGAACGGGATAACCTTCAAAGCCTGGATCAACCCGACGGGCGGGACAGCCGCCCCATCGATCGACCAGATCGGCGGCAACATGCTGATGCCGGTGGCGAATAACATACCTCTGGTGATCCAGCCGGTTTCCCCGATCCGGATACCGCTGGCCGCGACCACAGCCGTGCGGTTTGGAATGACCTGCACGATCGGCGGCGGCACGGTTACCGGCTGGGGTAAGCTCATAGCCCGGCGGATGCGATAGGAGATCACATGGATATCTCGGTTACGCTAGCGGGTGAAGAATGGGATCAGGTGCTCGATCTCTTGGGCGATGGGTCGTTTAAGCGGGCCAGCCCCCTCATCAAGAAGATCATCGATCAGGCTCGTGCGCAACAGCAACAGGATCAGGAAACTGAACGGCCCCGACTGCAACCGGTTAGCTAAGAGGAGGATTGTTATGCACGGCACGATCGGCGGCCCCTACTATAAGGGTAAGGGGCCTAGCGGCACCACCGGCAGCGGGGGCGGCAACACGGTTAACAACAGCCCTGGTGGGCCGGGCAAGAGCTTTTCGCAGAAGCCGATCCCTGGCCCGGAGAGCACCGGTGGTCCGGTCTCGATGAAGAAGGCACTCGCGCCTAAGAGCGGCGCCAGCGTCAACGGCGCTGGGCCGGGGCTGCCCAACCGCAACACCACTGGCGCGGGCAGTGTTCGCTAACGGAAAGGAGGACAACATGGCAGAGTATCAGCTTGCACACGATGGTTTTGACGAGCGCGCCTATTCGGGTGTGCTTCGCGGCGGCAAATTCATCCCTTGCGAGGCGAACAGCAAGGAGTGGGACGACTATATGAAGTGGTTCGCCGAAGGCAATAGACCGGACCCGTGGCGGTCTCCGGTTCACGGTGGGCAGGCGATTTCACCCGATAAGGATGAAGTCGTTGTTGGGTCTATGTTCTATTCGATCAAAGATTACGATCCTGACCTGGCGGGGGTTCCTCCGGCGCGTGAACCGTGGAACGAGAACCTCTACCGTAATCAGCGTGAGCAGCCAGGGGAACCCCTCAAGGTTCCGCCAGAGCCGGGCGAGGCCCACCCGCATCAGTCGGCGCAGGCGCACCAGCACCAGCTCTACGAGCAGGCCGTGCCGCATCCGCGTCACTCTCGCGCGCAGGAGCACGAGGAGACGCGGACGCATGCTTCGTCCTTGTCCGCTACCGGTAGTGGTGGCGCTCACACGCCAAAGCGATAATGGTCGCGTGGGAGATCAAACAAAACGGGGGTATGATCCCCCGCACCGACGACCGCCTTATTGGTGACAATATGGCGGTCGAGTCGGTGAATGTTGACTTGACCGGCGGTAAGCTCGAAGGGCTGCCGCAGGCCGAGTTTCAGATTGATCTCTCCGCGATACTACCAGTAGTGGAAAGGGCATATCGCTTCCCGGCTGACAGTACTGGGCCGGAGGTGTGGCTGCCGCTGCCGTCCCGCTATAGCTGCGTGGTGCGCTCGCCGCTGGCGAACGACACGCAGCAGCGGGTGTACTGGACAAACCCCGGCGACCCCGCGCCATGGTTCAACACACGGGCGAACATCAAGGCGGGTCAGCCGGCCTATAATCTGGGGACTGTGCAGCCAACGACGGCGCCAAACATCGATAGTGTGACAGGCGGCACACCGCCGCCTGCTGTGCAACCGATCGACCGCAGCTACCTCTACACCTACATCAATTCGTTTGGCGAAGAGAGCGCGCCCTCGTCGGCGAGCCCTACGGGATCAGGTCCGCCCGACGCGACATGGACGGTCTCGGGGTTCCCGACCGCTGTGCCGGTGAACCCGTCAGGCCGCAACTATCCGGCGATTACCAAGTATCGCATCTACCGCACGATTACCAGCGCCACCTCGGGGGCGCAGTTTTACATGGTCACCGAAGTCGCTCTACCTACGGGGAGCGGCACTTATGTTGATACCCTGCACGATGATACGGTCGTCAACAACGAGATACTGGAGTCGACCAATTGGGATAATCCGCCTGTCGGGCTCGACGGGCTGGTGGCGATGCCCGGTGGGTTTCTCTGTGGCTTCACCGCGAACACCGTGCATTTTAGTGAGCCTGACCGGCCACACACCTGGCCGCAGGTTTATGATCAAAGCGCACATTACCCGATCGTGGCGCTCGCGGTCTGGCAACAGTACCTGATGGTGCTGACACAAGGGTTTCCGTCAGCCGGTTCGGGCAATATGCCCAGCAACATCCTCTTCACGCAAACCCAGGTAGCAGAGCCGTGCATCGCGCGCGGGTCGGTCGTGGTGGATACGACGGGGGTCTACTACGCCTCGCAGAACGGCTTGATCATGTTCACCGGCTACGCGATGCAGAACATCACTGAACAGATCATGTCGAAGCTCAACTGGGTCGAGGACTACCACGCGGGTAGCTTAGTCTCGGCGCGGCACCGTTCGCAGTACATGGCGGTCAATGGCACCAATGTCGGGTTTATCGTCGACTACTCCGAGGTGCGGTTAGGCGTCGAGAAGTTGAGCGCGCTCAATGGGGTCGTGTGCATCTGGAACGACGAATATACCAGCGACACGCTGGTTTGTGCCGGCGGTAAGATTTATGAGTGGGACTGCCCCGGCATGCCGCCGCTTAATTACCGCTGGCGCTCAAAGCGGTTCTTCACGCCGCTGCCGCTGAGCCTTGGTGCAGCTCAGGTCGAGCTGGACCCGCAGGTGCTTGACCCGCCGCCCATCGGCGCGCCTCCGCTCGACAACGGCGACCCGTCGATGCAGCTCCCGGCGGGGATCAACGCGCAGTTCCGCTATTACGCCGGGCCAAAGTTGGTGTTGATTATGACGCGGAACCTGACGAAGCAGATGGAGATTTTTCGTCTGCCAAAAGGTTTCAAGGCGTTTGACCACCAGGCCGAAATTGTGGCGCGTGTGCCGGTGTCGTCGATCCAGTTGGCGACGACGCTGGAAGAATTGAAGACTGTCTGATGGCTAGTCCTAACCCACCGCTTGGTACGACGATCCCACGTCGTATCTCGACGCGTCCGATCCTCAACCCGTTCACGCCGCCGATCCCCGCGCCGACGACCGACGTTAATAATTTGCGGGCTTGCGTCGAGGCGATTAAGGCGTCGCTTGAGAGCATCATCGGGCAACGCGGTGACGCGGCGAACCGGGCGGTGACGTTTCGCGATCTGATTAGTTTTGGGCTGCTTGAACCAGGCGCGGTGTCGAGCCCAAGTGGCGCTGCTACACCGGGTCCACCAGGTCCAGAGGGTCCGCCTGGGCCGGTGGGTCCGGTCGGGCCTGTCGGCGCTACTGGCGCTGATGGCGCTGTTGGACCTGTCGGGCCTGCTGGCCCGGCTGGGCCTGTTGGACCCGCTGGGCCTCCTGGTGTGGCTGCGTTTCGGATAACTGGCGATGGGGCGATCATAACGACGACCTCTGGTCATATCGTGACGTGAGGGGCGATGGCTGACCTGACCCCTAATAGGATACCCGTTGCGACCGGTGCGACGGTCCTAAGTGACGGCCCGCTGACGGTGGCTGGCGTCACCGTCAGGCTCACCGGTGTGGCTTTTGCCGGGCTGCCGGCGGCTGCGCTCGGCATGATGGCGGTGATCACCGACAGCAGCACTGCGACCTGGGGCGCGACGATCGCCGGCGGTGGGACAAACCGCGTGCTGGCGTTTCACAACGGCACCAATTGGACAGTGATGGCGGCGTGAGATGATCGACTTTCCTGACGCGCCGGTCGTCGGCCAGATATTCAGCGCCCACCGGTCGAGCTGGGTTTGGGACGGTGTTAAGTGGGACGTGTCGAGCGCGCACCCGCGCTACATCGTCGCTTGCTTTGTGCCCGATAAGCTCAAGGCGAACCAAAGTTTATTAATGCACCGGTTCTCCAAGAACGTAACCTTCCCGATCGATTTTGGCTCTTACCTCGGCCATGTCAGTGAGATCAGGGGCGGGTTTGCCGCGACTGCTAATGTGACGATCAGCATCATGCAGGCGACCGCCGCCGCGCCGGGCAGTTTCACCGCCGTCGCTAGCGGTCTGATACCCGCCGGTGCCTTGCTGGGTACGCTATCAACATCGGGGGTTCCGCTCAATTTCGCGGAGGGCGATACGATGGGCATCTTCGCCCCCGCAACGGTGGACGCCACCTTTGGCGATTTCGCCGCTAATCTGGTGGGGTTTGAGACATGACCGGGTTCACTGATAGAACATCTCAGGGGATACTCAACCACATCACCGGCAAGGCGGCGATATTCAGTCTACCGGCTACCTACATCGCCTTGTTTACGGCGGGCGGGACGGATGGTGGGGCTGGATTTACCGAAGTCAGTGGCGGCGCTTACGCCCGTAGATCGACGGTGGCGGCGGACTGGGGGTCTGCTAGTGGGTCCGCACCCAGCACCATCCAGAATGCGGCGTCGTTGGTCTTCCCGACGGCTACCGCTGATTGGGGGATTGTTACCGCGTTTGGTCTCTATGACGCGCTGACCAGCGGCAACCTCCTGGCGTGGGATTATTTTGGGAACTACGCGTGGTTCCCCGCGACGGTAAACGCTGCTTCGCCTGCTGTAATTACATTACCGCTACACGGGTTCGCTGCCGCTGACAGCATTGAGTGGACGATCGAGCACGGCGGGAGGAACCCGACTTTTAGCGCGAGTAATTTTACCGGCGTGCTGGCCGTGGTGGGTCCGACGAGTGACACGTTTACTGTCACCAATGGCGGGACGGCGGTCAATACGACCAGTAGTGGCAGCGGGATGGTGCGGAAGTTAACTCCTCAAGCAATTATCAACGGTGCCTCTGCAACATTTCCGCCAGCGTCGTTTGTTATCACATCGAGTTAAATACGATGGCTCTGCTCTTTATGGATGGGTTCGATAAGTACGGGCCGGCGAACAGCAACAGCACAAGCGTTGCCGCGCTGATGGCGGGCGAGTGGACGACGATAACCACCGCTAATATCGGCGCGCCGCTGAGCGCGACTGGTCAGGCTCTGCAATGCGCCGCGAACAGCTCAGGCGCCACTAAGACGCTTTCGGCTAGTTATGGTCGGATCATTGGCGGCGTGCGGTTTAATTCCAGCTTAGGCGGAGTATCTGGCATTCAATTCTTAGATGCCGGCACGGCGCAATGCAGCATCTCAATTGCTTCAACAGGAACAATTTCCATCAGAAATTCGACTTTCAGTTCTGGAACTATTCTTGGTTCCGCCGCATCCCCGGTTGCTGCCAATACTACGCATTATCTAGAGTGGGACATTAGTTTAGGCAACTCGGCAAACTATAGTGTTTACTTGGATGGTGTGTCGATTATCTCCGGCACGGGCGACACGACAGCCACTGCGAACAATACGATGAACGGCATTCAACTGGCGATGGGTACGTTGGTGACGACTATTTGGGATGACCTATACCTCTTCGACACGACCGGTACGACAAACAACGCGGTCCTCCTGACCAGCCCGCGCATCGAGACGACGTTGCCAACGTCGGATAGCGCGGTGCAATTCGCGATCGGGTCGTCCGTGCTGGGCGGCACAGTCAACCGCACCGGAATTAACCGGACTTTGGGTACTAACGACTTTTATGTGCGACCATTCACGCCGAGTCGCGCTTGCACGCTCAATTCGTTGACCGTTGTCGCAGGCGCATCAGGCGGCACGATTAATCTGCGACCGATTGTCTATTCAGACAGCGCGGGATCGCCAAGCTCGTTGCTCACCACTGGCTCAACCGTGACCGGGCTGACTTCTGGATCGCAAACCACCATGCCACTAACGACCCCGCAGTCGTTAAGCGCCGGCACCCAATATTGGCTCGGATATATGTGCGACGCTAATCTAACGAATGGCCTTCAACTTGCTGATAGTGCGAACCAGGGGCGTAACGGGGCGAGCACGTTTGCCAGTGGTGCGCCGAGTTCCCCACCGACACTCACCGCCACCACCACCGCCCTGCTCTGGGGCAACATCACCCTGACCACCCCGGTCAACTTCTACGAGGTCAACCAGCAACCGCCCGCCGGCGTCAACTCCTATGTTTACGATAGCACCGTAAACCACGAAGACCTTTATAATTTTCCCACGCTCAGCGTGGTGCCGCTGAATGTCTATGCGGTTGCGGTCAAGGCGTACTGTGCTCGGAGCGACAGCGGCGCGAGAACTGTGTCCCTTCGCATTAAGTCAGGCAGCACTGATAGCGGCGGGAGTTTGACTGGACAGGTGCCGGCCACCAGCTATGGGTGGATTGGCTCGAATTTCGAGCGTGATCCTAACGGTTCGATTGTCTGGACCGGAGCGGCGCTCAACGCTGCGCTGGCCGGCTTTAAGATCGACGCGTAATCCATGACGGACGGGCGCCTCGGCAATATTGCCCGCGAAGCGCTCATAGCCTCAGTTGGGCAGGCGCAGCTCGCCGGCCTTGCTCGCGAGGCTCTTATCTCGGGTACCGGCGTCGATGGGCGGATGACAGCTAAGTCGTCGGTTCGTGGTCGTCTGGACATCGCTCAGTTTGCCAATGCTCGGTCTTCTTCCAAATCGTTTATCCGGGGGAGTCTAAACGTTACCGGTGGGGTGACTACTGTCGCCGGTGGCGCCGGAGGTGGCGGTGCGGCTGGGCTGTATGGTCCCGGCGAATATGGTCAGACCGGGCAGTATGACGGGACGGGGGGTTACGGCGGGGCGGGCGATGACTACTACACCGCACGACAGACCACGCCAAGCTCGACCGGTAACACCGGCACTGAGTTCAGCGGCGCTACCGGTAGTGGCTCGGGCGGCTCGGGTGGTAGCTGGGGCGGTAGCGGTCACGGTGGCAATGGTGGTGTCGGTGGGCTCTACGGTGGCGGCGGTGGCGGCGGTGGCGGCGGGCTAGCCGGCGGCGGTCTGGGGGCGCTTGGTGGCGAGGGAGCTATCTTCCTCGAATATAACCCCGGCACCGGTCCGGTTTACATCACCCTGACCAAGGACAGCGGCAGCTCGTACACCATCCCGGCCAACTGGAGCATGTCGAGCAATACCGTGCTCATCATCGGGGCCGGTGGCTGCGGCAAGAATGGCGGGCTGACGACAGGCGGCGGGGGCGGCGGTGGCGGCTCGGTAATCGGCGCGGTCAACACCGATCTCTTCACGCCCGGTCAGGTTATCCCCATCGACATCCCCTCAGCCGCACAAGTCTGTGCCGGCGTTAAAGGCAACACGGTGTTCGGGGGCTACTCGGCGCCGCCGGGGGTCAATGGTGACGGGACGACCGGCGGCACGCCGCCGGTTCCTATCGACCCCAGCCACGGTGGTATCCCCAGTGGCAGCGGGACTGGTGGCGGCGGCGGTCCCGGCACCGGCGGACCGGGCGGTGGGGCCGCGCAGTTGATCACCGGTCGGATTTACGCCAAGAGCTATCTCGCGGCGGCACCGCCGATCCTAGGGTCTCCCCGGCAATACGCTGTGAGCGTTCAGACTTGGCATTGGTGAATTGATATGCGGGAAATTCGCATAGACGCGCCGGGCGCGGGCGAGTGGGTTATGCAGCGGGCTGGGGGGTGTTTTACCTCCGGCTATGATCACTCGTTCACGACCCACCGCGACGGCGTGCTGATCGGCGGCTTTGTCGTCAGCGCCTATCTCGGCAATTCGGTGACGCTCCACATGGCCGGCGAAGACAAGCACTGGTGCTCGCGCGATCTCTTATGGATGGTCTTCCACTATACGTTCGATCAGCTTGGGTGCTATAAAGCGCTTGCCCCACTGCGTTCCGATCAGCATCGGACTATCGCCATGGATATGCGCGCCGGGTGGGGCTTGGAAGCGGTGGTCCGCGACGCTTATGCGCCGGGGGTCCATCTGATGATCCTGGGGATGACGCGAGAAGCGTGCCCCTGGCTTAAGCGCTCCCCGCCAAAGCTCTGGGTCCCGCACAATGAGAGGGCTGCCTGATGGGTAAGTCCTCGCCGCCGCCAGCCCCCGACTATACGCCGTTCATCGCGGCATCGCAGAACGCGGCGGCGTCCGACGCGGCAGCGGCGCAAGTCCAGGCCGACCTAGGCAGACAGCAGCTTGCGCAGCAGGGCGTCTACGCCCAGCGAGCCGCCGATCTTGGCGACCGCTACGCGCAGATGGCGCAGGACCAGGCGGCTTACGGCAAGCAGCAATACGAGGACATCAAGCCGTACCTGACAAAGTACATGCAGTCGCAACTCGATTTCACCGGTGCGGCGGCGGACAACGAACGGCAGCAGGTTGCAGCGGCGGCGCTGAGCAACCAGCAGGCGCAGGAGACTTACGACCGCTACAAGACGACCTACGCGCCCAAGGAGGATCAGTTCGCCAACGAGGCGTTCGCCTATGCCAGCCCGGCACGGATCGAGCAGAACGCGGCTGCGGCGCGGGGGGACGTGGCGACGGCATTCCAGGCACAGAAGGATGCTGCCGGTCGTCAGCTTGCGAGTTACGGCATCGACCCGTCGCAGGGTGCCTATGCCCGAAGTATGAGCGCCATGGACATCTCGAAAGCAGCGGCATCGGCGGCTGCCGGCACGATGTCGCGAGCGCAGACCGAAGCGCAGGGCAAGCAGTACGAGACGGCGGCGCTGGAAATCGGGCAGAAGCTGCCAGCCCAGGCGATTGCCCAGGCTGGTCTTGGGCTCAACCAGACCTCTTCCGGGCTTGGCGGCGCCGCGATCGGCGGTGGCGGGGTCGCGGCGGGGAGCGGCTTGCTCACATCGGGCACGACGGCGATGGGCTCGCCCACGCAGTATGCCGCGCTCAACCCCTACACCCAGCTCACCAGCGCCTACGGCACTCAGGGCGTCGGCCTCTACGGCAATCAGGCTTCCAACCTGGGCAATATCTCCAGCGCGATCGGCGCCGGCGCCGGGGCGATGAGCAACATGTTCTCGGCGCAGATGGCGAACTACCAGGCCAAGGCGGCGCAGTCGCCGTGGGGCGCAATCGGGAATATCGCTGGTGGGCTTGGCGGGGCTGCGATCATGGCGTTCGCTTAATAATACAACAGTCGTATTATGAGGTTCGGTTACTACCGGTAGTGGAGAGCCGCGATGGCTGGCATTGAGATTTATCCGACCAGCAACTACCCCACGAGTCCGCTCGCGCAGTTCGTCACCGGTGCGCAGACCGGTTTCGAGAAGATGATCGACCTGCGCAAGAAGGCAGATGATCTCGAACAGACACTTGCGGAGAACGCTCAGAAGCGCAAGGCACTAAAGAGCTACGACACCGCTGATACTGGCACGCAAGGTGGGGGCGGGGACAAAGGTACGCCGCAGGACACGTTTGTTCGCGATGCCAGCGGATCACCGACCGGTGCGCCCGGCGGTGGCGGCGGTGGCGGCGGTGGCGGCGGCGGTGGCGGCGGCGGTGGCGGCGGCGGTGGCGGCGGTGAGTGGGGGCCGGCGGGGCAACAAGTCGTCGATTATTTTAAGTCAATCGGCTGGAGTGACGCGGCGATCCAAGGAGCTATTGCGAATGGATTAGCTGAAGGCGGCTTCGGTACGAACTGGAAGGCAGGAGATAAAGGGTCGAGTTTTGGTCATTGGCAATTTCACCAAGGTGGTGAGTTAGAGCCGTACAAAGATTGGCTCAAAGGTAACGGTCTTAATCCTGACGACCCGGCAGTTCTACAAGATAGTGTTAACCAGGCGAAGTTCTTCGCGAAGCGTATGACTGACATCGACCCACACTATGGGCAGGCAACGGACCCTAAGGCGGCGACTGATCTAGTTTTGAAGGGTTTTGAGAACCCTGCGGCTCAATACAACTATCCGGGCGCGCGTTACGGGCAACTGGCGACGGCGCAGAAATATCTTGCCAACCCGCCGGCAACAGCAGCGCCGCCACAAACAGCAGCGCTTGGGCTACCGCAGGTGCTGACCCACAGCATGGACCCCTCGCAGCCGGCTACATCGCCAGTCTCCACGTCGAGCCCGCTGTTCCCGCAGGGTGTGCCGGCGCTGGCGCCACAGGCAGCGTTGGCACCTTCAGCTCCGATACCGCAGAGCGCCGCCGGTCGGGGGTACGGTGGGCTGGGGCCAAATGTGAAGTTCAATTCGCAGGGTGTGGCCTACAACCCCGACATGGTGAGTGGCGGCGCGCAGGGCGCTGCGCCGTCCGGCGTGATGATCCCAGCGCACCCGAGCCCCGGCGTGGTCGTGGTACCGCCGCCGCAGCAGCAATCGTACTTCGTGGCACCACAGCAGCAACAGTTCGCGCTCGCGGTGCCAAACACCGGGCTCTACGGCGGGGGTATCTATGGCAACGGATAACGACCCCCTCAATACGCTGGGGTTCCCTAGCAACGCACCGCCGCCGGTGCTGGTGCCGGGTGGAGCGGCGCAGGCGATCGGGGCGCCGGCGAGCCCGCCGCCTCCGCCTGCCGGTACGGCGGATAGCACCGATACGTTGCCGCCCGCCGCGTTGCAGCCTTCTACGGGTGTGCCAGCTGACTTAGGTCCGGCTGTGCCGGTGCAACCGGCACCGGCGCCAGCGTCGCCTCCACCTACACCAGAAGGCACGACAGCAGGTCCTGACGTTGCGCCTCCGCAGTCGACGCCGCAGGAGATCATCGCCCAGGCTCCGCCACCGATTAATCTTAAGGGCTCAGCCGGCGGGGCCGGGGTACTCGGCACGCCTGAGTATCCTGATCGTGAGCCACGCCTCAAGGTTCCGGTCGGGCGCTACAAGGACCTCGAAGAACACAACCCGACGCTCTACGAGGCGGTCAACCACGTCGCCGACGATGTGGGTATCCCGCGTCTCGACCTGGCCGCGCTGGTTTACGCCAACAGCGACAACGACCCCAACGCGAAGAACGGGAACCGGGTCGGGTATATGGGGATCACCCCTGACGACGTGCAGCAGTACGACGCCGGTGGGCATTTCGATCCCACCAACCCGATCCAGAACCTTTATCTCGGCGCGCTCAAATACAAGGACCTGGCGCAGAAGTACGGGCGTGGCACCGCCGATGTGTTCGCCGCCTACTATGCCGGGCCGGGGACGGTCGACGCGATGCAGCGTCGGCACGGCGACGATCATGAGAAGATCGCGCCGCACGGGACGTTCGATTTTGTCAACCGGGTGGTGGGTCGCGACACCGATGTTGACACGGGCGGCGGTGGTGACAACGCCGCGATGGAGATGAACATTGGTGGCACGACGATGCCGCCGGTTGATCCTGACGTGCGCAACCGCGAGGCCCTTAGCCGGATCGGGACGGCGATTGTAGGGCCTCCGACTTCCACAACGGTTATGCCTCCACAGTACATGTACGGCAGTGGCAGTGGACCGCCAGCACCGGGACAGCCGCCGCCGGGCCGTAGCATTATCGATATCGTGCGCGAAAGCGGGAGCGCGCCGAACGCGCCTCCGATTTATCCAACGGCGACAGGCGAAGCTGCGGCTACGCCGGTTCAATATCCCACCGGGGCTCCGGTAACACCCGCTCCTGCGCCCGCAGCTGCGCCGCCGGCGATCGGTGCGCCAGGTGCTACCCCTGCCGCGCCGGCACCTAACCTCGTTACAGGGCTGCCGCCGCAGTCAGGGGCCGCGCCGACTGGATTAACGGCGGCGGGTGGAGCGCTCGCGCCAACTACACCTGCCGCAGCGCCAGCACCTGCCGCTGCGGCACCACCGAGCCCAACACCGACAACACCGACAACACCGACAACACCGACAACACCGACAACACCGACAACACCGACAACACCGCCAGTTACGACCGCACCACAGGTTCATGGTGAAGGTCAGCCAGCGCCGCCGGAAGTCGGTACTACCGGTAGTGTACCCCCGGCGATCTCGACACCGGGAGCGACACCGGAGCGACCGATCAATCGCGTGTCGAACCGGGTCAACAACATGACGCCGCAGGGTCTCGTGCGTGCCGATGTCGCGGGCGGGCCGATGCAGGTGTTGACTTATATGTCTCATAACGGTGCGGCGGGGAACACGGTCGGGCAGAATTGGGACCGGGCGCTGCACGATCTGACAGGTTACTTCATCCTCAAGGGCGATCCCGTTGGTGGGATGCACGCCCAGGAGTGGATGTTCCGCTTGCAGCATCAGGGCGCGGTGCAGTCTCTGATGCGCGCCTACAATACGTTCGACACCGACCCGCAGGGTGCGGCGCAGCTCCTGGCCGCGAGCCACGCCTTTGCCAATGACGGCGCGGCACTAGGGTTTCAAGTCCAGGGTAATCGGGTGTTTGGGCAGCGCTATAGTGAGGATACGCATCAGCCGCTGGGTCAGCCGTTCGAGATCACCAAGGACGGCATCCGGGGGATGATTAACCAGACGACCGACCCGCAGGCGTTTCTGACGACTGTCAATCAGGAGCGCACGACCAACGAGACGATCGCGCACAACCAAGAGCTGGAGCAGCACGGTCGCGAAGAACTGGCGACCCGTGAGCGGATCGCGCAAGAGACCACCCAGGCGAACATCGCGGCGGCGAGAAGTCTTGCGCAGTATAAGGAAGGCGAGACAAATACCCGCGCTGCTAATGCCCTTGCGGCGGCGCAGGACCGGCTGCGCCAGCGCCTCGACGCTACGCAGAAAGACATGACCGCCGGGCGCATCAACGCCTACAACAAGGAAGCTGCTGATCTATACGGCGATCAGGCGCCTGTCGCGCCGCTTGATCTCAACGGCAATGAAATGACAGCAGCGATGAAGGACAAGGGGCAGGACCTCTATTTTGGCCTGCGCCGCTACAACGATAACATCGCCACGCGCCTAGTGCAGGACATCGTGCGATCCCTGGTCGTGCCCGACGGTACAAAGGGGCAGAAGTATTCGATGCTGCGGACGCCAGCTTTTATGGACAAGAATAATCAGCCGGTGTGGGCGGTTGTTGACGCGACTGGTACTAAACGCGCGTATCTGCCCGACTCGGTGATGCGCAGCATCATGCCAAGCGCGCAGGGGCAGCAACTGCAACCGCAACAGCAGCAACAGCCAACGCCGCGCTTAGTCACTGGCGGGGCGGCGTCGCTATGAGTGACCTGCGCCAGTTCTACGAGGATCAGGACCTTGGCGCGACGCCGACGGCGCCGGTAGCGCCTCTCGTTGAGGACTACACCCCGCGCCCGGCGCCGGCGCCGGATGACATGGACGCGGCGGATGACGCCCGCCTCGCTGCGTACCAGCCGCAGCAGCAGGCGATCGGCGCGCCGCAACCCACCGGCGGCGAAGATCAGATTATTATTCCAGCGGCACCGGCACCAGCGCCGGCACCGGCACCGGCACCGGCACCGGCGGCGCCAGCACCGCCGCCTCCACCGCAAGGGAAGCAAGGTTTCAAGTTTGGTGGCGCTGACACCTTTACGTTTGGCGCTCCCGAGGATATGGCGCCGCCCGAGGCCGAGCAGGGCATCGGGTCCGAGCTGGTCGGTGGGCTCGCCCGCAGCGGCGCGCACTTGCTGGGTGAGGGCGGTGGGCTGCTCGCCACGGTGATGCGCAAGACCGGGCAGTGGACCGACACCAAGTGGCTGCAAGAGGGCGCCGACGCGATCGACAACTTCGATGAGCAGACACAGAAAGCCGCCGACGAGAAGTACAGCCTGGGCACCATGCCGATGAAGGACGCCTGGGATAAGGGCGTCATCATGCCGTGGCTCGCCGGCAAGGCATCGGAGCAGGTGTTGCCGAGTGTCGCCCTGCTGGGCATGGCGCGGCTCTCGCCGATACTACCGGTCGTGTACGGCGCTTTGGTCGGGATGAACGAGGAAGCGAAGAAGCCCGACGCGACCCAAGGCTCGATCCTCACCGGCGGTGCCATGGGCGCGGCCTCGATGGGCGCCCCGATCGCGCTGATGCACGGCGTCCAGGGGCAGTCCTGGCTGACCAAACTGGCGGCAGGTGCGCTAGGTTTTGGCGGGCTGGGCGCGGCTCAGACCTTTGAGGAACCGGTCCAGAAGATGGTGCGTGGCGGCGCCTTCGAGGCGCCGTCGATGGGTCAGATCGCGCAGGGTGGTGTCGTCGGCTCGCTGATGGCGCCGTTGGCGCTAGCTGGCGGCGCGCGTGCGGAGCGACCAGCGGCGGCAGCGGGCGATCCCGATATCGCCGCCGCGACAACACAAGCAGTCAACCCGCCAGGTCCCGGTGACTTTACTCGCGGAACACCGCCGCCAGCGGCAGAACCGACCGAGCTGCCACCGTCGCGACAGGCGCCGTTCCGACCGCCGACGAGCCCTGGCGAGGCGGTGCCGCCCGATCAAGTCCCGCCGATTACCGAGCCGGGCGCGCCAACGGTCAACCCGCTGCGCCGGGCGCCAACGGTGCAGCCGCCGGGAGCCGCTGCCGGACCTGCGGAATTTACTGTGCCGGGTGGACCCGAGCCGGCGCCTGTGACGGAGCGGCCAGGCCCCGCACCGCCGCAGAGTCGGGGGGTCGATCCCGCCGAGGCAGCGGCACTCAACGCGGCCATGGTGCAGCCCGAGCTGCCGGCGCTACCGTCATCCATCACGGCGCGCCAGCTCGCCCCGGAGGCGCCACCGGCGCCAGCGGAGCCCACGGCGAGCACGGCGCCGCTATCACCCGCGACGCTCCCCAATCAAAGCCAGGTGCCGCGCACCACGGTCGAGCCGACGCAGGCCCAGCTCCCACCGCCGAGGATCGAGGCGCGTCAGCTCGCCCCCGAGGCGCCGCCGGCACCAGAGCCGCCGGCAGGACCGCAACTATCACCCGCGACACTGCCGAGCCAGAGCCAGGTGCCAGCGACCACCGTCGAGCCGACACGCCGCGCGCCGACGGCGCAGATCGAGCAGGCGCGTCAACAGGAAGCAGCAGCAAGGGCACCGGTCGAGGCGGTCGCAGCCGAACCGGCAGCGATGGTGGAACCCATCGCCCCGACCGGAGAGCGGGCTCCGGCGCAGGCAACTCCTACCCCTCCGTCTGCGCCGGAGACACCGCTGTCTCCCGAAACAGTATCCTCTGTTGGGGAGACACCACCGTCTCCCGCGCAGCAGCGCCGCGCGGCGGCGCGGGCACGGATGAAGCCGGCGGCGCGGGAGGTGCTCGAACAGGCCGAGCAGGCGCGTGCGGCGGCGCCTGAGGCGCCTACCCAGCCGCCGGGGCTCGTGAGCCTTTTAAGAAAACGCGCCCCTACAGAGGCGCCAGCGGAGCCCACGGCGAGCACGGCGCCTCGTGAAACGCCCGCGCAGCGGGCGCAGCGGATCAAGGCCGAGGCCGCCGCTGAGTTCGAGGCAGCCGCTGAGCCGCCCGCCGCTGCGCGGGCGCCGGCGCGTGGTATGGAGAATGTGGGCGAGGTTGCGGCGCGGGAAGCTGAGAAGGCGCCGACCGAGACTAAGCGGGGTGTGACCACCGTCGCCGAGGCGGCGGGCGAGGAAGCGGGCGAGCTGAAGTCGGGGCAGCGCGCCGCCTCAACGACCGATAAGGAGCTGCACGCCGCCGACCTGCTGCACGATGTGCTGGAAGGCAGGATGAGTGCCGCCGAGGCGCACAGCGCTTATGGCGAGCCAAGTAAGACTGGCGGCAGGCCGCGCAAGTTCGCGACGTTTCTCGACTATCTCAACGATCGTATTAAACAGGCCGGCGATCCCAAGGCGCTGGGCAAGCTCGCCCAGGCGGCGACGGCGAACGATCGTAACCGGTCGATCACCCCCGAGCAGCGCCTGGCCGAGGCCGATCGCATTGGCAAGGAATACCAGCGGGTATTCGACGACCAAGAGCGGCTGCCACAGATGGTTCAGGAGCGCGGCAAGCTGCAAAACGCGTTGCGCAGAAAACCTGTGGCGCGACCCGCTGTTAGCGAGGCCGAGTCCGACGCCGCGCTCCGAGCGATGGAGGAACAGAACCGCCGGGATTTAGGTGAGGGCGAGTTCGGCGCGCCGGACGAAACCGCACACTCGCGCGGCGGGCGCTTCGCGCGGCTTGAGCAGGACCCGAGGATCAATAAGCCGCTCAGGGACCGCCTTGCTGCGGGGGAACGCGAAGGCAGGGCACACGACCTGCACGACTATCTCGACGATATCATCGACAACCCAACGGCTCGCGCGACAACCCCGCACCTCGTCGCGCTGGCGAAGGCTTTGAAAGCTACGATCGATCGCGGCGTCGCGATTGTTAAAGCGCCGACGGAGGCAAGGTTCGCGGGTGTTTACAGTTCAAAAGGTGATTTCATTGCTCTTAAGTCCAGTTCAGTAGAGCCGCCTGTTAGGGTGATCCTGCACGAGGGGCTGCACGCCGGCACTGTGCGCTGGCTGGAGGATGTAGGTGACCGCATCGAGAACGGTGGGAAGGTCACTACACGCGAGCGGAATATTTACGAGGGGCTGCGGTCGGTCGCGCGTGAGATCGACGAGCTAGGGACAGAAAAGGCACAGACCGACAAAGAAACTTTTGGCGTGGACTATGCGCTGTCGCGTGATCACTTCACCGAGCTGGTGACGCAGGCACTGACTGATCCGCATGTGATGGACTTGATGTCACGTCACGCGGCTAGTGACGATTTGATGGCGGACTTGCACTATTTGGGGCTGGCGCCAAAGGGCGGGCGTAGCCTGTGGAGCACCTTTAGGGACTTGGTTGGTCGGGTGTTCGGGCTAGGCTCGCAGCACACCAGCGTCCTTGACGCCGCGATGCGTCCACTGACAGAGGCGGTCGAGCAGGGCGGTAGGTTCCGTCGCGAGGGGATGACGCCGGACCCGGCGACCTATCGGGCGCCCGAGCTGCGCGCGGCGGCGCGTGGGCGTGAGCGGATCACCGACGCGGCACCCGGTGACCTGCCGGAGCGATTGCAAGACTTTGGCGACCGAGTACAGGCGATCGGCGACAAGGGCATATTTGGCACACCCGACGAGACTAAGCCGGTGCGCGCCTCGCTGTGGCGTCGTGCCCTGGCCGAGCGCGGCGGTCTCTCACGGTCGATGCGCGACTTGATACTGCCAGCAAGCACGACCAACGAGATCGCCAATTACAACGAGGATGTGCTGCCCGAAGCACAGAAGATCGTCGGTGTGCGGGCGAAGATGTCGGCGACCGCTGCCGAGGTCGAGAAGGAGTGGGGCAACCGAGTCCAGGCATGGGCGAAGCAGCTCGCGCAGGCCGGCGACAAGTTCGAGGATTTGCGCAACCGCGCTTCGTTGGCACAGGCGAGCCTAGGCCGACCCGATTTCGAGGCAGCCAACGCGCACCTCAATGCTGATCAGCTCGATGTCGCGCGTGGTTTGCAGGCTGAGTTTAACGCGTTGACCCCCGAGCAGCAGAAGCTCTACCTCGACCTGCGCGATTACCACACCGAGACCGGTTGGGCGCAGCGCCAGGCGGCGTTTGAGCACGCGATCGATCTGGGGCTGGGCGATACCATTACACCCGAGGAACGTGCGTGGCTGGCACGTCAGGCGCGCAGCAAACCGACGATCGACCAGCTCATCAAGAACCCCGACGCCTCGCCGTTGGCGACGATGATGGCGGATCGCTGGAACCCCGGTGTACGCGGCATGGCGCGCGAAATCGCGAAGATGCAACGCGCCGGCTGGATGGAGGGTGACTTTACGCCGTTGCAACGCCACGGTGACTATATCGTCAGCTTTGGCGAGCCTGGCACCGACAGCTATGGCGTGCGGATGTTCGACCGCAACAGCCAGGCCGAGGCGTTCCGCGACCAGTTCTACACCGATCCCGACACTGGCAAGCCGATCAATCAGGGCGTCGATCTGTCACCGGTAAAATTAAAGAGTACTACCGGTAGTGGTGGTCGCCGGTTCCGTGAGTTCATGCCAGAAACCTCAACGGTCGAGCTGGAACGCGCGCTCGCGGCGCGCGGGATCACTGGTGACGCGGCCAACAACGCACTCGACGCTTTCACGGGTATGATGCTGACCCACGCCACTCAGAGCCAGGCGGCGCGGTACTCAATGCGTCGGCGCGGCATTCAGGGCGCGTCGACCGAGGGGGCGCAGAACCTTGTCCGCGACTTCGCGGCGCACCGCGAGCGCATGGGCTACCTGCTCAACGGCGCCGAGGAACGCCGTATCTATGCGGACGCTGACCGTCGGCTCCAGCAGATGGGCCAGCGGCGCGGGCAGGTGACACCGGCGGATATCACTGCGTCGGCGCAGCGGCTGGCGGACCTCGAACAGCGCTTTGCCAACAAGGACCCGGCGGTCAGCGCCGAAGAAATCGCTGACAGTCGCCAGCAACACGAGTGGTTGAAGAACCCGCCGACCAGCTCGCAGGTGCAGCGCGCCCGCCAGGTGCTCGACGAGCTGCGCCAGCGGCAGACGCCGATCGACGGCGACAGCAGCTCGCGCTTCTTTGGAACGATTGCAAAGCGCTTCACCGGGCTCAGCTTTGTCATGCACCTCGTGCGCCCGGCGCACCTCGCGGTGCAGCAGCTCGACGCCATGTCCAACGCCCAGGCGTTCCTGGGGGCGCGCTACGGACATGGCCGCGCTGGCGGGGCGCTGATGAAGGCGATGACCCAGCTTGCGCCCGAGGGCGCGCGCAGCGGCATGCGCAACATGGTCGCGGCGGTGCAGGGTAAGCTCCAGCAATCGAACTGGGTGCTGTCCGATGTACTGGAGAAGCGGCTGGTCTCGGCGGCAAAGATGGACCCGGCGCACGCCAAGGCGCTGATCGCCGCCGCCAACCAGTACGGCATGATCGACGTGTCACGCTCGCGTGAGCTGCAACGTATGGCGCATCCCGGCGCCTTCAACTTTGGCGGTGACGCCACGACCCGGCTGGGGCACATGGCCGGCAACATGATGGACCTGTTCGCCAGCGCCGAGCATGCGGTCGACGCGACAAACCGGGTGGCGATCCTCAAGGCTGGGTTTGACCTGGCGATGCGAGAGAACGGCGGCAATGTCGACGGCGCCATTCAGGACGCGATGCGCTACGCCCAGCGCGCGATGCCCAACTACAACATCTGGAACAAGCCGCGCCTCGCGACCGAGCGCGGCCCGCTGCGCAACCCGCTGGTCGCGGCGACCTTCCAGTACAAAATCTACGGCATGCACCTCTATTCGGTGATGGGCTCGCTGGTGAAGCAGGCGGCGACCCGACCGGGTGAGCGGGCCGAGGCGTTGAAGGCGCTGGCGGGGCTGGTCGCGACGCACTCGCTGCTTGTCGGGCTCACCGCCAACATGTTCGGCGTGCCGGTGAACGCGCTCACCGGAGCGTGGGACCTGCTGCGTGGCGAGCCGGGGCCGCACAATTACGAGACTGACTTGCGGCGGTGGATGACCGACGCACTCGGCCCGACTGCCAGCACCTTCCTGTCGCGGGGTGCGCTGGGGCTCGCCGGTGTCGACCTGCACCGTAGCTTGAAAATCTCGAACATGATCGACCTGCCAGAGATCAAGACGTTTGACCGGCAGGGGGTGGCGACGGCGTTCGCCACGGCGCTCACCGGCGCGTCGGGCGAGGTGGCGGAGCAACTGACCCAGGCGAGCCACGACATGCTGTCAGGCAACTTCCAGCGCGGCGTGCTGGGGCTGATGCCGCGCATTGCCGGTGACATCGCCAAGTCGTACCAGATGGAGCACCAAGGGCTGCTTGACGCGCGGGGCAATGTTATCGTGCCGGCGAACCGGCTGTCGCCATCGACACCGGTGTTGCGCACGCTGGGCTTTAACCCGATGGAGACAGCGACGATCTACGACCGCCGCGCTGCCATTCAGGAACGGAACAACGAGATTAACTACGCCCGCTCGCGGGCCGAGGACGCCTTTGTGCAGAACCGCGACATGTCAAAGGTCCGTGCCTACAACGCCAACCGCCAGCTCAACGGCGGCTATGTGATCACCGTGCAGGACTTGCAGCGCGCGGTGCAGCGGGCGCAGGGCAAGATCGCGGTGCCCGGCACCTACGGTGTGCAGGTGCCGAAGAACCGCCTCAAGGGCGCACTGGAGGCGGGCCGGTTCAATTAACCGTGAACAGGAGGGATGAAATGCCGCGTGGAACAAAAGTTGCTGATGTCGAGTCGAAGCTCAAGGCTGAATACGGCACCGGGTCGCGTGCGGCTCAAGCCAAAGTCTACGGCACGCTCAACAAGGCCGGGTTGATGCACGGCAACAAGCCGACCAAGAAGGGCCTCCAGCCGGCGGCGAAGAAATGAAGGTTAGTCAATTATTTGTTGGGGAGGAACGAAAGCGTACACCATCACCGCCAGGGCGGCATTCACCGGAATATATAAAAATAATACCAGCTTCTTCGAGTGCGCGCTGGAGACGGAACAAGTTATCTGCGCGGATTGAGGCAACGCCCTGAGCTGCTTCTGCGCGTTGGATTGATGAAGTGCTGAGTCCTGAGCGTTCTGCTAGGTCAGCGGCGGTCCACCCAAGCAGGGCACGCGCCGCGCGTATTTGAGCGCCGGTAATCATTCGGCTGCATCTCAGCGCGGGTTCGACGCTGAGCACAACTGAATGGGCTTTTTCCGTCATGATTGGGTATTTTACCCAGAAATCTTCTATGTCATACTGCAAAAACATGGGGAAGCGATGAAGTCCTTACCGCCAGATTATGATCAATCCGTAGTCCGTCAAACCGCCGAGGATATTCAGCGGCGCCTGCTCGAATACGAGCTGGACCCACGGAATTTTACCCAGGCGATGCGCCAGGCCAATCGACAGGCGTTGATGCGCGGCCAACATCATCCACGATTGACTCGACCTGTCATATAACCTCAATATTATAAGGACGCTCTTAGCGTGTTCTACGCGGAGACGTTGGGGCGCCGTGAGCGCCCGCCTAAATAGCTCCATACCGGTGGAGGTTCGCGTGTTGGTGTCTCCGCTCGCGGTTCACTGCGCCAACGCCTTTCCCCACAAGCACTACCTGCTGCACCGCCGTCACCGCGTGTGGACGTGGCTGCGCCTGTGTCTTGAACTAGGAGGCGCCATCGCCGTTATTGTACTTATGTACGGCATTTGACAATAATCTGCACTACCAGTAGTAACGTATAAAAAGATACCAGGGAGGCGCAGTATGACACGAGTGAACGGCCCGGAAAGGGTCGACTTATACGTGGGCAGTCGAGTCAAATTTCGGCGCAACTTACTTGGCTTTTCACAGACCGACTTAGCGACCAAGGTCGGGCTGACGTTTCAGCAAGTACAAAAGTACGAGACAGGAACCAATCGGATCAGCGCGTCGCGATTACAGATGATCGCGGATGCGCTCGACGTTCCGGTCTGTTGGTTTTTTGAGGGTGTTGAAGATAACAAGTCGCTCGAACCCTGGATGGAGGACCCGAAAGCGTTGGAGCTGATGCGTCGCCTTAGCGCGATCAGTAACCCTTGCGCGCGTGAGAAGGCGATCATCTCGATGATTGCCCTTGTTCAGCTTGTGGGGACTTGAACTATGCGGAACCCGCTACGCTCGCGACCTAAACATCCTTGGGGCAAGGAGAGTGTGCTGTCCGGCTATGTGCCGGGGCTCAGCGAGAAGCTCGACATGTTTGCGCTGATTGTGTCGCTGTCGCAGTCGCAAGAGCAGCTCGCCGATCAGCTCATAAGGCTGTTGAAGCTAGTGCGGCACCTCGCCGTGTTGTGGGCGGTGTGCGGTGGGCTGTGGATAGCGAGCGCGTTCAATCTCTGGCGACACCTACCATAGGGAGCTTTTAGCGCAGTGATCGGCAGGTACATTCTCGACGCCGATGGCAACCCGGTCCTCGAACCCGACCTGTTCAAATGGGCGGTGTGGTTCGAGACCGCCGACCGCCAGGTCGCGGATGACGTATTGGCGCACGGTCACCGAGTCTCGACGGTCTTTCTTGGTCTCGACCATCGGTATCTCACCGTAGGCGATCCGATCCTTTGGGAGACGATGACCTTCAACGACTATGGGCCGATCGAGTGCGAGCGCTACACCAGCCGCGCCGACGCGCTCGCCGGGCACCAGCGTGCGGTCGAGCAGCTCAAGCAGCGGCTTTGAAGGGGTGGTGCAATGATGATCGTGTCTGCTGAAATCGTCAAGGTGCAGGTGCCGGTCGCCAGCATCGACCCCGATTGGCCGGCGCTGGTCTACGCCAAGGGGCGCAGCCGCATGGTGGAGACCCCGATGACCCCGGAGATCGAGACGGCGATGGACGGCAAGCCCAAGCGGTTCTTTTGGGCCGAGTGGCTGGGCGGCGTCATCGGCTGGAAAATCGACTGGTCGCGCCGTGCGCCCTGGCAGAACTGGTAGCGCGGGTGTATCCTCGCTGCACTGCGTATCAACCCTAGCTCATGAAAGGCGTAGCGCCTGGATTGGTGGGTGAGTGCGTAGCACGAGAAAACTTGCCCGGCTGATCTAGCCGGGCATTTTCTAATCAGCCGCGATCTTGCGCAGCTCCTGACGCCATAGCCCTAGCTTCCGGTTGCGGTTCATCTTGGGCGCGCCCGGCGGGCCATGAAAGCTGATGCCTAGCCTAGACGCGGCGTTGATAACCGCGCCGTAGGTCGTGTCAAGCAGCTTGGCTGCCTCGGCCATGCTGAACCCGCGATCGGCGTATCTGCGCAGCTTGAGGACGCGGCGTGGCGTCCAGAGGACTGGTCGACCTCTTTTACGCGGCAGCGCGGGCAGCTCGCCCAGTACCGACCGTGCGGACACGTCAGCCCGCGCGGGTCGCGGAACCCGCACGGCATCACGCCGCCAGCGAGCCGATGTACTCGTCAGGCGGCGTGGTGATCAGGCGGCGCTTGCCGGCCTTGACGGAGGTAATCACGCCCTTGGTGAGCAGGATGTAGACGTAGCTCTTAGAGAGGCTCGTGTGATGCGCCCAGTCGCGGACGGTCCAGGCGACGATAGGGGACGAGGACGCCATAGTATGACCCTCCTATTTACGGGTGGCACCGTAGCGCCACCCGTGTTCAAGGGTCAACTCCTATCCCCCACAGTAGTCAATCGATCCAGCCGATTACGCCATAACCCGGCGCGCTGACAATTTCGCCGCTGCCATGGGGCGCCACCACGACATCCTCAATGCTGAACCCAAGAGGCAGACCATCGTCAAAGGCAATGAGGATCACCCGCAACAGGTCGGCCCGAGCGCCGTCGAACTCATACGAGACGTAATCTGATCCGTGCCATCGGTAGGGGCGAAAGATCATCGGAGACCACCATTGCAGTAGTCAGCCCAGGCTTCCATCAACGCGCGACGTTTTTCGAGCTTGGTCCCTCGCGCGTAGGCTGCCTCAGTGTCGCCTTTGACCTTGTGCGCGGTTGCCATCATGACCATGCGCTCGTCGAAGTCAGTGACTTCCTCGGCCCAGGTGGCAAACGATGAGCGCGCGGTGCCGTGGATTGTCTTACTGCGGTCACCAGCGATTTCTTTCAGCGCTTCGAGCAACTGGTGCTCATGGATGTGCTTGGCGATCATCGCCGGAAAAACGTAGTCGCTTTGCCGGATAGCCTTCAGCTCGTCGAGGATCGTCAGCGCGCGGCGACTGAGCGGGATGTGGTGCTCGATGCGCATCTTCATGCGCTTGGCCGGGATCGTCCAGACGCGACGCTTAGGGTCCAGCTCGAATTCGTCCCACAGCGCGCCTCGGCTTTCGATGGAACGCGTCGCCGTCAGGATCGTGAACTCGACCGCGCGGTACTCGATGCCGTCATAGGTCCGCAGCTTCGCCATGAACGCGGGGATATCTTCGTAGTGAACCGCGTCGTGGTGTCGAGGCTGGTGGTTTTGTCGAGGCAGAATTGTCCCTACTAAATCCGCCGGATTGTCGACGCGGTAGTTGCACGCCCTGGCGTAGTTGAACACCCAGCCAAGTGCGGTTCGCGTGTGCTGCGCCTTCCTCGGCTCTGCGAGCCATATGGGCTCTAAGACCTGTTTGATGTGATCAGCCCTCGGGGCATCGACGTGCATGTCGCCTAGGATCGGGAACGTCGCCTCGATGTAGCGGTGCATTTGTTTTTGATATCCTAGCGTCCGGCCTTTCAGCCGCTCAGGCAGGTGCAGCCGCGCGCATTCAGCGAAGGTGGGTATCTTGGAGAACTTCGCCGCTGCTTGAGCGGTCTGCTCACCAGCCTTGCGCCGTTCCTCGATCGGGTCCTTGCCGTCGCGGATCAGCTTGCGCGCCTCGTACACGCGGTCGCGTGCCTCGGCCAGCGTGACATGCCGCGTCGGGCCAAGGCCCATGTGGCGCTGCTTGCGCGAGCCTGGCGGGGTGTAGCGGAACATCCAGTTGCGTGAGGTCGGGGTGACGCGCAGGTAGAGCCCGTCGCCGTCGCAGTAGAAGCCTGGCGCAAGCGTCGTGACCTGACGCGCCGTCAGTTGGTTACGCACGATTTTCATTGAAGGTAAGCTCCATTGACCATTCATGTGACACCCACTTTTTCGGTGGGTAGTCCCGTACACTGTACCGTAGTGGACAGTGGTGGTCAATGGTGAAAATATAATGGCCGTATTATGGTGTATGAACCATTGAAATTATTGGAGTATTGGTCTCCCATGGACAAGTATGGACTTCATATTATGATGCAAGCGCATTACCGTTAAGCTCAAACAAATCAGCTAGTTAATCGTTGGCGGCGCAGCCGATACACTAACCGATACACTAGGCCGCAGCGGCACGACCTTCTGACCCGGCGCCATACTACCGGTAGTAGCATACTCGGGGAACTCATCAAGGAAATGTGTTAGGTCTGGGTTATCCAACGATATCTGAAAGTATCGAACGTTTAAGCCCACGTAGATGGCGCGACTGCCGATAGTGCCCTGACCCTCAAACCCGTTCCACGTCTCGACCATCTGCTTGATCAGTGCCGACGCTGGCAATCCCTTCTTGCGGCACCAGTCTGTGAAGCAGTTTCGGTCGACGCGCATGATGCCATCAGCAACGGCGATCTGGTACGCCGGTGTTGGTCGGCTGGGGACCCCTATTGGGAGCCGCTCCCGCCGCTCTTGTGTCCCTAGCGGCTGGGGACCAGTCCGTGCGATCCGGGCGGTTATGATCCAAGCGCTTGCAAGATCGTTGCAAAATCGGTCGAGGGTCTGTGCCAGCATCGCCACTGGGTCCTTAGGCTCGTGCCGGTGGCGCTCAGCGCGAGCTGACAAGATCGCGTCGCAGATCACCTTACCGATCCTATCGATATTCAGATCGATCAGTTTTAGGTCACGAGCCAGCTTCGCGCCGACCAACGTACTCGCTCCCTCGGCGACGTAGAACCGCTCCTCGTTCTCGTAGGGGCGGATACGGTCCATGACGTACTGCTTTGCCTTCGTCACCATGGCCGCGATCCGAGGCGCGTGCTGAGCGATATAGTGGGCGTAGACCCGACCGGCGTGTCCGTAATTTTGCTGCATGCTGGCGACCGTACTGGCGGCGCTGGCGAGCGCCTGCATGCCCTGGCGCTCGATCGTGATTTCCAGCACCCGCACCAGCGTCGCGCTTATGTGCCCACCTTGTCCGAGGATCAGCTCCACCACCGAGTTGTTGGTCGAGAGCGGGAAGATGGTGTTCCATTCTCCGACTTCTCGCATCGAGATATCGGCTGTCAGTCGCCCCTTGTCGCGCCCCTGTGTCAGCTTGTGGAGCATATTCGCTAGGTCGGCCTGCCGTTCCTTGGTCGCGAGCTTTGCCTCATCCCAGTAGATCGGCATAGCGCGGGTCTGCCCCAGCACCAAGGTCTGATAGTTCGAGGTGTCGTCGAGGCTGATCATGGTGTGCCTGGGGTCGCCCCACACCGCCGCGCCGGCGACAAAGGCGCTCGTCTTGCCGACGCCGCTCGGCCCGACAAACGCCATGCAGCCGCCAGCTTCGCCGCTAAAGGTGAGCAGCGGCGCACCAAACGAAGCGGCGATGGCGGTATGCAGTTCGGGAACGTCTGCCGCAACAAACGTCGCCGCCTGTTGCCACTGCGCTAGAGAGCCTTTCGGATCGTAGCGGCGTAGCAGTGCCGGGTCCGCACCTAGCGCTGGCGTCTCGCTGCCATCCGCCGCGTAGAACGTTCCACCGACAGCGAAGCCGGTGTAGCCCTTGTCGTTCATTGCCCAGCCAAAGCTCGGCAACGGTTCATTGCGGAGCTGGCACGCGGCCAGCAGTTCATCGATCCAGGCCAAGATCAAATCCACAAATGGTTTGTAATTATACACATGCAGGTCGACGCCGCGCAGTGAGAACAGTTCGCGCCCGCTGCGGTGGTTAGGCTCGTCGTGGTAGACGGCGACGGTAATCGCGACACGATCCGAC